GGTGCTCTTGTAGGTGCTGCTGAAGCTCAGAACAAGCATGGCGATGACACAACCTTTGCTAATGTATTAGAGGGTGCTATTGAAGAAGGTGCTATGGGTGCTGCATTCGGTGGTGCAGTTGGTGGGGTTCATGGTTTGATTAGCCGTCCAGACTCTGCTGTCTTCAAGAATACTCCAGAGTATGCGAAGACTGATATTGCTGCTGATGATGAACTGATTCGTAGTGCTAAGAATATTGATGAATTGAAAGAAGCTTATTCTAAAGCTGAAACTGCTAACGCTGCTTCCGCTCTTAATCTTCTGGATGAGAATGGATTCCGTATCACAGATGCTGTTGCTGTAGACTCTCCTGCTGCTCAGCGTATTCTTAATACAGACCAAGCTCATGCTGAGAAAGCCGCTTCTGTTCAGAAAGAACATTCCAACATTCCGGGCCTTAATCCTTTAGCTTCTCCTGCTAAGGTTCGTGGTAAAGCTTTCGCTGATAACGAGCACAACCAGAAGCAGGCTGTTGCTATGAAGGATGCAATGGCTGACTACACCAAGGATAATACTAAAACTCTTACAGATGTTCTAGATAACCTAGATCGCGAATTAACATCTCTCCGAGCTTCTGGTGATTTTACTGGCAGCCCGATTGATATTAAGAATCGTACACAAGCTGACCGTGATTTCATTGATGCTTACAAGACTTTCTACAATGAAGCAAATCGATTTAAATCCCGTGAAGGTGAAGACTTTAATAACTTTGTAGAGAAAGCTACTGAACTACAGAAGATGGCTGATAATGTTTCTCCAGAGATGAAGAAAGCTATCGGTGGGTTGAAGAAACTGAAAGGTATGCCTGAAGGTTTTAATCCTATCCAAGATGCTTACACTCTGAATAATACAGCCAAATTTATGAGTAACCAAGATCGTGGTTGGACTTCCCTGACTGATGATGGCTTCCGTGAGGCTTCTTCTCCTAGTCTGGTAATGAATACTCTTGGTGCTGCTAAATATGCTCTGAATCGCTTCTCTTCTCAGCGTGCTCGTTCTCAACGTGTTAAGCAACAAGAATCTAACAGTGAAGCTATCCGCTCTCTGGCTCGTGGTGATTTGGAAGTTGCTCGTGCTAAATCTACTGCTGATGAAGCTCGCGCTAAGATGGAAGAAGAGCCAGTTGTTGATGACATTAAATTTAAGACGCAAAATGACGTGGAAACCGAACCGGTTCGGGAGCCTTCTTCTAGTACTGTGACGGAAGAAAATCTTCCTTCTTCTGCTCCTCAAGAAACTCCTCTTACAGCTCGTGATTTAGTTGCGCAAAGACGTGCTATCCGTCAGGCTGAACAGCGTCGCGCTGAAGAGGAGGCATTGGCTGCTCAAGAAGCTCCGGTAGAACAATCTCCACAGGCTGAACCTCTCCCTGCTCGTAACCCTTTAGAGGAGCGTCGTGCAATGGAACAGCAACGTGCTCAAGAAGAGGCCGTACAGGCTCCAGAACCAACCGTAGAGGAACCAACAGTCAAAGCTGAGCCATTACCTGCCCGTGCTCCTAAAGCTCCTAAGGAAGCTGTACAGGACGTTAAACCGGCAAGTGGTGTAGAACGTTTAGCTGCTATGTCTAGTGCTGCTCGTCAGGCTACTAAAGATCGTGCAGAACGCTTTGCTCGTTCTCTGTACTCTAAGGCTGCTAAGGCTAAAGCTACTGCTGAAAACTTCTTGGCTTATAAAGGTGACCCTAAGGAATTGATGCGTCGTATTCGTCAGGAAGACAATGCTATCAATACTGAACGTCATGAAGAAATGGCTCGTAACCAGCTGGCTTCTCAGCAAGGCATTGCTACTGCTAAGAACAACACTGTACGAACTAATTTTGCTGAATGGGTTAAGGAACGTGGTCTGCCAGAAGACATTGCTACTAAGGCATTACGTGCTGAAGAGAAAGGTTTAGGTGGGAACGTAACTAACTTGGATAGTCTGAAACGTCGTGCTGAAAGGTTGTATCAGAAGCAGCGTGAGGATGAGTTTGATAGACTGTATCAACAAGCTCTAGAAGAGAACAAAGCTTTTGATAAGAAAGATGCTCCTAAGCTGGTTGACCAGAAGAAAGAGCTTCAGTCTGAGATTGATGCTTTGATTGATTCAGAACCTTTACGTCCTGCTCAGAAAGATGCTATGCGTAAGCTGATGAATGACTTTGTAGATGGGAAGTTTAAATCTTCAGAGAAGGCTGGTAGGGAAGAGGCTTTGGAAGTTGGTCAGATGAAGGATATTTGGGATGGGTTTATTAACACCTACAACAGAGAAGTGAATGCCTTCAACAAAGCTAACAAGAACTCTCAGTACGAAGCTGCTGCTAAGCATTTACAGGCTCGTGAAGAACGCCTTGCTACTCTGAAAAACAAAGCTCAGGCTCGTTCAGATGCTAAGGCTGCTGTTGAGAATGAACGTAAAACTCTAGAGGCTATTGCAGCTCAGAAGAGTGAGATTGAGAAGATGATGGAAGGTTTACCTAAACCTGTTCGTGAGGCTCAGGAATCTCGTACATTGAAACAGTTGGCTGCTCACCACGATAAGAACTCTCCAGTTCCTCCAGAGAAGTTCCGTAGTTATATTGAACGTATCCATAACGCCGAGTCAGATTACCTTGATCGTCAGCGTCGTTTAACTGATGCAGAGGAGGATGCTCGTCAGGCTAAGTGGAACAAGATGTATGAGCAAGCGGAAGAACTCAATCGTAAGTTTGATGTGGACAAGAGAGTTAAGCGCAGTGAAGAGCTTAAAGCAGCCCAAGAGCGTGAGAATGATCTTATGGCAGTACAACGTCAACGTGATGACATTCATCGCCGTCTGATGCGTACTATGGAAGATAAGGGAATATCTAGAGAGGATGCTGAAGCATTTGCTGGTTCCTATATGGATAACCGTTATGCACTTCTTGAGAAGCCTATGACTCCGACTGAACATCAGAATGCTCGCTCTCGTATCGAAGCTGATGTTGAGAAGTTCGCTAAGAAGTATGAATCAATGACTCCTATCGAGAAAGAGATTGTTAAGGTTACTGGAGATACTGAAGGTAAACTTGATAACTTGGATGCGGATACTAGGAAGGCTATTGAGGAGGCTCAGAAGGTTGACTCTGATATTAAGAAACTGCAAGAGGAAGAGTTGGAGATGGAGAAGGTTCGTTCTGCTCTGCCTGACGATGAAAGATCTCAAGCAAGTTCTGATATCTTGGAAAGCATTAAACAGCAGGAAGAAGCCTTTGCTGATAAAGCAGAGAAAGCGTTCTTGAATGGGAAGAGCTTGGATGAGTTAGTTAGTGTGGCTGAAGTTTTAGACAGAGTTCATGGTGCAGATAAGGCTGGTAACAACCGTCGCTTTGTACGTGCATTGCAGACTGCTGCTGAAAACAAGAAGAAGTATGGAGATAATCCGGTAGCTTGGTTTAGTGCTGATGATTATTCTGCCATTGCTAAACTTGGTGCTTCTTCCGCAGGTGGTAACAAATCCAGAGCACTGGAGAAGATCTTTGGTTCTACAGCTGAACAGGCTAAGAGTAAGTTGCTTGGTAGGGATGATGTAGCGAAGATGAGACGTGTGATTGAAGAGAACCCTGATATTAAGATTCCTTCTTACAAGACAACGAATCGTACTGAGTACTTGCAGTTCTTGGAGAAGTTTAATGACGAAGGGAAGCCGAAGATTAAACGTGGCTCATTGTCAGAGAAGCTTGAACGCAGTAAGCGTCAATCGAGACTCCGTGTAAGAGTTCGACCTAAGGAGTGATAAAAGAAAAGCCCCCAATCGAAAGAAAGGGGGCTTTATTGTTTCTAAGTTTTAAAAACCATCAAATTCGTCATACATCCCAATTTTCCTCGGCTGCTAAGTAAGACTCTTCTCTGGCTTTTATTTCTTCAATAATCTCTGTAAGGTGATTTGCCATTTTAAGCAATTCATCTAGAATATCTTGACTATAGATCATATTTCCTCCTAGATCAAATCATAATATTGAATAATGTCTGAGAGCTTGAACTCTCGAATCTCATCTTTCTCTACATCAATCGCTGTCATAATCCAACAAGGTTTGCCACTGTTATGAAAACGGGAGCTAGCAACGGAGGTTCGGAGTGGAATAACGGACCGGTCAGCAACCTCGCCTCTCCAATTACGATAGCGAAAGCGAAGCACTTGTTGCGTAGATTTTTGATCATCACTCATTTCCTTTTTTGAATTGTTTTCTTGCATCATTCTCTTCTCTTGTTTTAATCTTATGACAAGGATCTTTACACAGAACCTGAAAACCTTCTTTCTCACACAGGGCACGAGAGATGATTTCATCCCAAGTCGCTTCATGATCAAGAGGAACGATAGGATTTATATGATCTATAGCCATATCCTTTACAGGGTGGTCAGAACCACACATGGCACACTTAAAGTGCATTGCCAGTCTACCTGTCTTTGGATTAATCTTCTGCTCTGTCTTGGCGTCTGCTAGTGCATCGAACATGGGCTTCCACTTTCTAGTCAGAGAACGAATCCCTGACTTGATGAAAGAATTATAACGAGCTTCAGTCCACGTTCCACTACAGCGTGTCTTCTCAGACTTCGCCATAATCAGCTTCTTCCCAAACTCGTTTGTTTACACGATGGCTTACTTTGCCCTCACGAGGAATACGACCAGTCCGCTGATCAAACAGTTGATGCTTGATCTTTTGGTCTTTACGGGATTCACGATTGGAGGAGTTTTCATCATATGAACGATAATCAAATTTACCCATTATAATATCCTTATTTTATCCAGTCTCTTTCTATATATGAGGTTGTGAGCTTATATCTCTCTGCTTCAGGTGAGAAGATGACTATCACACTTCCTTTAGTGTTACCACTAACACTTTGCTGTGTATCTGCTCTTGTGAAACTCACACGACCACCTGTTATGAAAACAACCTCATCAGCATGGTTTATACACTTAGTAAACCACTTAACAGAAGTATCAGCTGGTAGTAATAAAACTGTACCAACTTTAAGTTTCTTGTTTTTAATTGCCAAGTCAATCCAAGGAGTTATATCTGAATATGGAGGATTACACCAAGTGTAAGTGTTTCTGAACTCAGAGAAGTCATAAGTTAGAGAATCCATTTCCTCTGTTATATATTTTTCTAGTAGGTGATTCTTATCACTAGACGCTATATCACAAGAGAATTCAAATCTTTCGTTAAAGAAATCAAACAGCCATTTAGGGGTTTGCCACAAATCTCTAATGTCTTCTGGGGTATTACTAGATCTATAATCTGTTACCATTCTCTATCCAACCATGTCCAATCAAATAAATCTTCCGGAGTCTGACCAACAAAAAGTAGCCGAGCGTTCTCAAGCATCTTCTCTTCATCTTCAGTGTCGAACTTCTTATAGTATTCCATTCGTACTATATGATACATGGTCCACTTATCTGTAACATCAGCCAGTAATTTAGCTGCTGCCTTCTTCCCTATACCTTGACGTCGAAGCTGAAGCTTGCCGCCCCACATAACTTCTTTACGTTCTCCACATCCGGGGATATTATCCGTACCGTCTCCAATCAACATTTGATAGAAGAAGTTTTGCCATGAGACTAAATCAGATACATAATGAGGGGGAACCTCTTTCTGTCTTTCTCCACAAGCCCAGCGATAGTGCCATCCGGGGGTTATTAATAAATCTTTGTCTCTAGTACAGATGATAGTGTTCTTGTCTCTACGCTGCCTCTCAGCTAGAGCGTCATCAGCTTCTCTACCAAAGACGTCAACATGCTCATAGCGCTCTTTGATGTAATCTCCGACCGCTTTCCAGTGGAAGGGTTTCTCAGATATCGCTCGATTACCTTTATAATCTTGTTGCTTAGCAATATCGAAACGGAAGTTACCACCTTCGCTGAAGTAGAATACAACCTTACTACAGCCTGAGCGAGCTATGATTGTATCAATCTTATACTGAAGTCGTTCAATCATGAAATTATAATCAACTGGAACACGTCCTGTGTCAAGGAAGGGATGCTCCTGGGTAAGAGCACCTACCTCGTATCGAAGAACGTCACTGTCTATTATGGCAATCTCTGGTGGTGCCGGTGTTTCCTTATTCATCATTACCTCCATGATGTCTCACCATGTGGCAATTGGCACATAACATCACACACTTATCCAGTTCAGGTTTCATTGTCTCAAACCCTCTCTTATTACTAGGGTTAAAATCTTTTTGTGTTGGGTCTAGATGGTGAAATTGGTAAACACATTGCGGGAACACTCCTTTGCAATCAAAACACTCTCCTCCCATGTATTCTACAGCCAGTCTTTTTGTGTTTCTCCGTATTCGGTTTTCATTGTTTTGTCTATGCCGTCTGTTATCAGAATACCACTTATTAATCCGTTCCCTATTACAAGACCTGCATGTTCCTGTTACCCCGAATTTACAGCTTTTATGTGGGTGAAAATCTTTTAACAGCTTAACCTCTTTACAAACATTACAGATCTTTGTAATGACAGCATCCACTAGAGCAACTTCAGGGAGCTTAACTTCTTCCATAAATATCATCCTGAGCTTGAGCAATAATCCAATCTAGGTCTGATACTGCTGATTCAATAGTTGAGTCATTATACAGTAGATATGTTTTTCTCTGTTCTCCTTCAATATACGAGCGAGAATCTCCATCAAAAGAGCAACCATCTCTAAGAACTTGGACAACTTGGACATGGAAATTCTTTTCTAGTTCTCGTATCTCTGCATCAAAACCTCCGTCAGTAAACACGACAATATCATCCTGACCTAGTCCTTCTTGTTTGATGCTTTTTACAGCAAGGTTCCCCATATGATTGTTGCCAAACATAGGTTTTAAGAAATCTTCACTTGTGGAAATCATCAGATCTCTTACAGACTTCCCTCCCCATTCTGGTCTAGGTTTTTCTTTCCATTCACGATCTTCATAGCGTGCTAGAAAGTTCTCTAGAGGTATGCCTAGTGCAGCAGCAGCTACCTTATACATCGGCTCCTTGAAGGATTTGGTTAAATAACCATGATGGTAAGAGTGTGCATTTACCCAAGCACTAGCTATCGTATCTTTACCACAACCCGGAGGTCCATTGAGAATTACTACTAAGGGTTTAGACTCACTAATCATTTCCACTCTCCAGTGATTTCCATATCTGCTTTATCCCCTTTCTTGGTAAGGAGTATTGCTGGTTTATTCTTACTCTTCATATACTCAAACATGTGCATAGAACCTCTTGACTCTCCATCCCAAAAGATTACTACTGCATCTGCATATTCACCCATATCTACGTTCCGAAGTATCCCGGCCTTTTTGCCGAGAGTATTCCATGAAGGAATGAAACGTTTGATAGGTATATCATTATGCTTAGCAACGACTTCTCCGTGAAGGTCTGGACCTCTTGCACCACCTGACACAACTTCTGAAATCAGCTTGGGGATTTCCTCTGGAAGTAAAGCCCACATCTGAGTAAAAGAATGCCAGTCTATCGACCGGCTTCCTGCGATTATTACTTTCATGCAACCAACCCTTGAAACTCTTCTTTATCGAAGTGTTTTTCTACCACATATTCATACAGATCTTTTAACTCTGCATATCTGCGGTAGAATGTTCCGTGTGACATTCCAATGGTTTTCTGAATGTGATCATGGGGAATCCCCAAGAAGATCATTGAGAACATATTGGCTAACTTCTGAGTATCCATCGTATCACTTAAATCTTGGAAGAAGTAGAAGATACGGGACTCCATGAATGGGTCTCCAACAGAATCTTGCTTATCCATAGCAATCTCTAAAGGACTATCAACCATATCTGGAGTACGGAACATATCAGCCTCTGGAATAGAGTAGATACGACGGTCCCCCACAGTCTGCCTATTTGAACGTATAGACCAGATAATGTTCTTGACTCGATAAGTCATATGCTCTTGGTCTTTCTCATCCTCTAGGACTCTCTCATCCTGCTTAGCGAAGACAAATCTCCAAGCATTCAAGAGCACTTCCTGTGCCACATCTTCTGCTTCATGGTAATCTCTGATATCATACATGAAGAACTTGTGAACCACTTTCCAGTTCACCTTATAGAACTCTTCATAGTTTGCGATATATTTAATAGGTATTCCATGAATTCGATATCTTGTAGGTGTTGTTTTCTTCGCCATCATCTTTCCTTGTTGTTGGCTATTACAAACAGATATAGACAGGTATGTCCATCTGATTTAGATATTTAAACATTATAGGTCTTACCTGAGATTGGTAATCTAACCCTCCATTACTACAGCCTAAAGGAGTTATCGCCAAAGATGTTATACCCTTATCTTTGTAGGTAAGTAATAACTTCTGTAAACCTTGTTCTATCCACTCTATCTCAGAACCATTTCTCCAATGTTTCTTGGTTGGAAAACACAGCCCCAATCTCCCATCGTTTAATCTCTGTAGGAGGAGTTGTCCAATCTGGAATCCAGAGTCGCAAGCAACCTTATATCTTTCAAAAGCTTCAGGGTATCTTCTTTTATACTCCTTAGCCACTCCTGCACCCATTACACCCACTAGGTTTACTGTGCAAGTTACTGTTTGAACGTCCACCGTGAATACATTGGCTTTTCCTTCAAAAACAATAGCCATTATTCTATTCCACGCTCTTTCAGAGCTTCTAACAATCCATTGTGATTAGCAGCACATTCTGTGTACTGGTCCTGATACCACTCCAACGTAGTGGCTAGTGCTTTTCCTTGAGCACTTTCTAAAAGAGGTAGGTCAACCCTACATTCAGCTTTTAGGTTTGTTGGTAAGGGCATTGATTGCCTGCTGTTGTCGCTCGTTGAACAAGCTGACATACTCATCACTAGCGCAGACATTATAAAAAACTGGTTTAGTTTTCTCATAATGCATCTCTTTATAAACGGTTTCCGTGTTCTTCTTCCAGTTAGATAAACCGGTAAGAACCCTCTGAGCAACTTCATCAGCTGCTCTATTTCTTTCAATCTCTAACTCTTGTTGATGTTTCTCTTTGTCCAGATTACTGCTGTCTGTTTGATATTCGTTAAACTTCATACCACCAAAGAATACAAGAGCTGAGAAAACGATAAACCCTAAGTTATCACTTAATGTGTTTTGCATGTTGTCTCCAACGAAAAAAGCCACCCGGAGGTGGCTAAGCTATAACAAGGAGAGTTATTAGAATGGGCTATCGTTGTCGTCTTCGTAAGTAGAAGCAGGCTCTTTATCAATCGTAGGGATTGAAGGAGTAGCTTCTTTCTGCTCTGTTTCAGAAGCACGAGTAATTTCACGACCAGCCAGAGGCATGTTCTTAGCGTCATTAGCTTGAGTAAGCAGGTTGCGCTGGAACGGGAACATCAGTTGATAGGATGCTACGTTCTCATCGGTTTCAGCATACGGTTCGAAGAATACCAGAGGACTACGAGCTTCACCAACTGCTGCACGATATTTGGTTGGGATTGGAGAAATGGTCTTGATGGAGTTTTTAACTTCACCAGCTTTGTTAGTATAAGAGTTAACCAGAATGTTAACAGGCTGACCTAACAGAACATCCTTGAACCAAGACAGATCACCTTTCAGTGCTTGAATACTTGGGTCAATCATCTTGCAAAGATCAAGAATACCAGAGTTCTTAGCTCGTGGGTTTACATCATAGCTCTTGAACTGGCAAGCCGGACGCGGTTCTAATGCCTTACCATCGGAATCTTTACCAGTAGCATCAACGCCAATCAGCTCGAAAGCTAAATCCATACGGAAAGCCGGATTCTTAGGAGTTACTGCTTTGGTCTTCGGGTCAATCCAAGGGTCACGATTGTGAACACCTAAACCTACTACACGAACGATACGTGCTTCGTATTCGCCATCAGGGATTACATCGTAGTTGGATTTACGGGAAGAGGTTGCGATAGTTGGAATCATGCTCATTATTAATTTCCTTATTTAATTTGAAAGATTGTTGCTCTCTTTGAGCGGTTATGTATAATATACATTACATATATAGTGTAGGAACTACCGGAAGGTAGTAGGTTTTGTCCAAACAAAAGTCTCTTTAGAGTTATTTATTGGGGATTGCCTCTTATAAACCCGAGACTGTCTAGCAGTTACATAAGCCCTAGCTCTCTGTAGCTGCATACTTATGATTAAATTTCATGGTAGTATATCTCTAAGTGCTATAATGTATATAAGTTATAGCTGATAAAGTTATTGCACGGGACTGACGACGATAAGGCGCAGACGACAATCTCTCATAAGTTTGTAAGAAATTGAGAGGCTACCGGAAGGGCAGGAGCCACCTGCGAGATAAAAATAGAGAATTAAGGAATCCTTGATTTAGGTTGTAGGGACTCCTAGGGACTTTGATTCTCTATTTAAAAGAATAAATAATTATTATATCTAACACTAAACAAATTGATACAAAAACAAGAAACTTCTTGTAAATACTCATTAATTATTACCTAAATAGTTAACTAGTTTACTTAATATTAATCTCTGATAGAATCTTTAGATACTACAGGTTCTTTAAATAATGAGATCTTGCTCTTTTCTCCTTTCATCAAAAACCTTCCTAATCTCTTGCAGAGAAACAGCTTTATAATCAATTTGCTCCATTGATGTACAGAAGTATCTCCAATCATCAATTACATGGTTATGAGTATGAGCATAAATATTAAACTTCCCTCTCATCTCATCAGTGTGAATAGGAATATGAGTTACCCAAAACTCTTTATATTTATAATCACCTGAGATTCTACGGAAGACTTTCATCATATCAGGAAGAAGTTCTAACCTGTCATGATTCCCTAAGACTAAATGCTTCTCTCCTTTTACTTCAGCGATGATATCAAGGGCATATTTTTCAAATACCCAATCACCGGTAAAGAAGACTTTATCACGCTTAGTTACATGATCAAATGCAGCTAGAATTGCTTTGTCATGCTCTTCAATATTCTTAAACTGTTTACGAAAACTACAGATGTTACGATGGCCTAAGTGACCATCTCCTGCAAAATAAACTTCAGCCATAAAGACCTCTTAAATTATACACCCATTACAAACATAGTCTCCACTAAGAGACTCTTGTAATAAACGATTTTGTTCCTCTGAATATAAAGAATCTACTAACTCCTTTAACTCTGAAAGAGTAATGAAATCAATAGTATTTCCATTATCTAAAATAGAAGAGTTAAGTAAGTATTCATTATCTTTAATCTTATTAATCATTCTTCATCTCCTCCTACTTCAGCGTATACTTTAACTTTTCCCTTAAGGATTACCTTTGAAGCATTAGCGCTTTCTTCGGAGTGATGTACAATGGTCATCTCTTTCTTTCCAATCTTATATGTGTGAACCCAAATCATTCTTCTTCCTCATATTCCCAATTTCTTTCATAATAACCAGAGCTATAACATAGAGTGCATTTCTCAGCCTCTTCTATGTCATCGGTGTTTAAGATATTCACCCACCCTCCACCCTCATCAAAACCTTCTTCTGCTTCATTAATCCATACGCTATATTTCTTCATCGAATCACCAACGGCTCTTCAGAGTACATAGGAGCGGATATTTCTACAGGAGGTGCTGCCCTAAGGTCGTTAAGTCTTACACCCTTCAGCATACCATCTAGGTGGTCCTTTTTGGGGATTCCAACAGGGAAGTCGTCAATCCAGATATCTACAAAGAAACCTAACTGTCGACATACCTCATCCTTCTGCACACCATTACAAAAGATGACAGGAATTTGCAGGGTTTCTGCATCGTAGAGGATATCTACATTATCATAACCATTAGGCTCTGAGAAACGGAAAGTCACGAATCTTACATCATGTCCATACTCTTTCATTAAGCCTATCACATCTCTCCACAGACGTCTATCTGCTGTGTAAGTGTCATCATAATCTAAACCAATATTCATATCAAATCCTTTAGACAAGAAAAGCCGCCCGAAGGCAGCTTCTTATTTAACTGTTCACTTTAGCTTCAAGTGTTTCATTTTCAATGCTCAAGTCAATCACTACACCAGTTAACTCAACGACTGCTTGGCGAAGGGCATCTTTACCCATAGAGTGTACTTGAGTTAAGAAGAAAGCTTTCCCTTCTTCAGTGGATAGGGTCTCTTTTAGTTCAGTTGCAGTCATTCTTTTCCTCTCTCTCTTTCCATAATTCAGCTAATTCTAAATAGTATTGTGCTTCATCAGCACGTCCTTGTTCGTTACAGATAGCACTTTGACGATAGCACCAATCCGATGGCATCTCTTCCACTTCAATCTCCTTGTTATGAGCTAATCAATAAGACTAGTTCATTTGTATTCTAGTCTTTCAGTTCTGAATCAATGGGTGTGCATCCAATTTAATCCAATCTGGCAATCAGAAGCCAGAGGACACTCCATGTTCAAATACTCACCAGCTTTCTTGACACAAAGCTCGGTGTGCTCTTTGAGTTTCTTTACATCGTTACGATTAACTGAGAATTGGCCCTCATCCATTTACGTTATTCCCAAATTACTTCGGGTATCGGACTATATCATAACAGTATAGCTAATTTACTGTTGTTGGCGCTTCGAGGGTTTCCCTGTTAACCCCCTACTCCCGCAGGATAGTCTCTACACTTTCCACTTTCGAATCCATCTACAAGCGATTCCAAAGCTCACACCAAACCTTTCTGCAAGAGCAACACCAGTGCATTCATTGTTAAGCCAGAACTCTTTAGCAGCATCCTGTCTTTCTCTATTTCTGCCAGTGTTTGATTCAATAGCATGTGCACTACCTTCTAAGATTTCTAGATGGTCAGTATTACAACAAGCTCTATTCTTGCATTTATGGTTAACTTCATAACCGTCAGGAATTTTTCCAAATTCCTCTTCCATGACGTATCTGTGATACATGACCCATTTGCCATTTATCACTTTTCGAAAGTAACCGTCTTTATTTAATTTGTGTGAGATAGGGATGATACATCCTGTGCTAGTTGTTTCTAGCACTAGATCTTTCTTAGCCATATCACCTCCTAATAGCTTAGCTCGGTATTGCCCTCAACTTAATGGTCGGGTTTCACCGAGTTCACCAACTTTTACATGCACAATGAAGTTTATGCATATCAATTACCTTAGCACAACGAACTCCATCCTTCTCAATCCACTTGTTAAGGAACATCATAGCGTATTTCATAACAACAGCACCAGCACATTGCAGGAGTGTGTTAAGTGCTTTATGAACCATAACTTTACCAGTGGCATCTCGTCTCATTGTAATCTTGCGACCATCAACACCAATCAAGTACCCTTGAGCAGCTTTCTCTGTCATGCGATCAATGAGGATTGCAATACATGGGTTCTCTGCCAAGAAACGTGCTCGCATCACTGAACCTTCATCAGCCCCGCCACCTACAATTGAACCAAGCTTAGCATCACCAGCACCATAGTTGAATGCATAGATAAATGTCTTAGCATTGTCACGAGTAGGGAGACCAGCAAGTTTCTGGTTGTGGGAGTGGATATCCCCTTCGAGGAGAATATCACGATACATAATAGCAGAAGCTAAACCGCGTTCTGCCAGAGCTTTCTTAGCTGGATTATTCTCTTCGATTGCTTCAGCAAGCATATCTCTACATTCTTTGATGAGGTAGTGAGCGAGCATACGAAGTTCAAGTCCAGAACCATCATACCCTAAGAATACTTCTTTACCAGCGGGTATGTAATATTTGTAAGCACCTACAGGTTTGTCTTTCTTCCCCGGCTTACCTTTCTCGTAAATTACGTTAGTACCTTTTCGTATATAACAACCATCAGGAACAACGTTAGTAATAACGAAAGGACGAGAGTGATCACTGTCTGAGTTATAGTCAGACTCAAACAAACTGCGACACTCGTGACCAAACAAACCACGGGAGGGAATATTAACCACGATACGATGTTTGAATCGAAAAGTCGGCGTAGCGCAGCTGTTAGCTTCTGCCGAAAGTTTACCATCTTCGCGTTCCTTTGCTATAAGTCCACTGATAAGACCTAGCCTGTGAGCCGCTACAACACGTCTCTTAAGCAAACTTCCAACACTCCCTAGCTCACCCCCTAACCCTTCTTCAAGAGTCTCCTCGAGGTTTGTAGGAGCTGTAGGCCACTTGTTTGATGTAGCTAGTGCTTTCTTAATCTCATCAAACGTTACAGGGTTACGGCGATTAGGGTTTAATCCCAAACCAAACACGTAAGCCTTCATGTAATTCTTAGTCTTAAACCTAAAATGCTTTTCTAAGAATTTCTTGATATCAGCGTCAACCATCTCGGCTGTCTGCTTCTGCTTAGCACTGCCTCTCATCCAAGCAGTGTACCAAGCCTGATATGTTCCATACTTTCGCATGTCTTTCTTAATTTCGAAAGTATTCCAAGGCTTCTTAGATACGTTAAACTCTGGAGGAAGAAAGCCCTCATCCATAAGAGCTTCTTTAACTCGTGCATCTTTCGATGGGTCAAAGTCTACATATTCTACACAGGTGAATGCTCCACCAATGTCTTCTCTCTTCAGCCCAACCCTATCACAATAAGCTTGAGGCCACTTCTGCAAAGCACCAGACTTCTTAAACGGCTTCATGTAAGTAGAGCCATCTAATCTCATCTTAGGTAAGAGAGGAATCAACTCTCTATCAATATTAACAATAATCTCTTTAAGGAGGTGAACATACCACCGAGCATTTCTTCGGTTGAAACTCACTCCGTGCTTTGCTTGCTTAGAGATTATATCAGCGACAGTCATCTCTGTCAAAAATGGAAGAGCGTCCGGGTTGCTCACTTTATACTCCTTTGAATTATTGGTAAAGTAAATCTGTAAATGCTTGGTTGTCAGTTATTGCATCTAGGTCATTATGAGATACTCGGATAACATTACCTTCAACTCTCCACGGAGTTGGCGTAGGTGAAGACCTAACTTCAAGAGGCTGCTCTCTGACTAAATGGGCCATGACCCTCTGATTGGCAACTTCCTCTCTTTCTCGAATAGCTCTTTGGATGTAGGCCAGCTTCATGCCCCAAGCTTCTTCAAACTCTTGAGGATGTTTGTCACTGATAACCACATACTGACGCTCAGGGATACCAGATCGAATCTCTGATAATAATTCATGGAACAAATCAAGTTCATGTTCAGTGAGATTCATTTCGATATCATCCCACTTGAGAACTAAGAAACGGTTTTGATATCTAGTTGGTAATGGCATAGCTTAACCTTTTGGGAATGGCATTAAAGACTCCATAGCAGATTTAATTTTGCTATTGATTCGAGCATCTCTATAAGAGATAAACTTACCTTTGCTATCTCGTAACATCACATGAGTTCTGGCTGTTGTGTTAGGAAGTAATGTAATCCCAGTTGGGATATTGTCAACCCCCACAGGGAGTTTGTGAATAGTCTTACTTTCAGTTAATAGGTAAGACCAAGTAATTGGTTTACGATCTGTTCGATTAGGATATGTGTCTCGAATCTGAACCATAGCTAATTTATTCATATTAAACTCCTTTAGGGAATGGGATGAGGTTTTCTACTGCAACACGAAAAGATTTTTCTACATTCTTATTCTTATAAGAAATGAATTTACCATCAGCACCACGAAGGATTACGTTAGTACGAGCTGTATTGGAAACTAAAGTGATCATAGAGATGGTGTTATTTTTTGAGTTGTTGTAGTTGTTATCGAAAGTCCACTTATCCAGACGATCATCCATTACATCAATAATAGTTACAGTTTTTACGATAGACATATTTGTTACCTAAGAAGTTTAGTTTGGTTTATATAAAAGAAAAGGCCACCCATTTGGGTAGCCTTATATCATGATGAGCTTAAAGCTCCTTTGCGTGCTCCAGCTGCTTTTCCAGCTCGATCACCACTTTTGCCGCCGTTTGAACGGTTTGAGCTGACTGATTCAACACGTAAGTTGCTTGACGCATTAGAGCCTCCAGACTTGATAGCTCGTTTGTGTCCAACGTCTTTACCTCTGACAGCAGCTTTTCCATCGCGCTTTTCAACGATGCGACGTGCACGGTGGCGCTGAGCATCTCCGCTCTTGCTCCCAATGCCTGTTTCACCACGGGCAATTGCGGTACGTCTTTCTTGTGCATAATCTCTCTTTCCTACATGGTCTGCCATTTAAAACTCCTTAACATATCAGTGTACACTAAGGAGTATACATTATAAGTTACTGTTTAAGCTTTCTTTTCCATTGCTTTAACAATCGCCTTACAGAAACCAGAACGAACAATATCATCTGATTCACCATCTACAATCTCAGCAAACTCATACAGATCATGTTCATCAATAAAGTTAGTAGCCCAAGTAAGACCACTCTCACGACCACGCATATCATGCTGGTTAGTATCACCCATGCAGAACAGCTGAGAGGTTTCTCCCAATCGAGTCATGATTGAGAAGGCTTCATCTTTAGTTGTGTTCTGGAACTCATCCACGATAACAATGGCATCATTGAAAGAGCGACCACGGAGATATTCCAGAGGTACAAATTCAATGTTACCATTTCCGATTTGGCATTCATAGAACCCCTTACCATATCGCTGAGTAATAACATCAATGATAGGCATCAGGTATGGTTCAAACTTCTCACGCATCCCCCCCGGAAGTAACCCAAGAGAGTTACCCATGCCGACCGAAGGGCGACTCAGAATGATCTTCTGAATCTTACCACTCTTCAGTGCATCAATAACTGTGGAAGTGATTACAAAGGTCTTACCACAGTTACCTGTCACGAAAATGTTATCATCTCGACGGAGCAACAGAGCACCTGTTGAGGTTGTAAAGCAATATTTAAAACCATCCTCCGTCTTCATCTTTGTGATCACAGCTTTCCCAGATTGTGGGTTGTTTGGGGTAATACTGATATGTGTCTGTTTAGAGAAATAAACACGATACTCTAGAGATTTACGAGTATATCCACCATACTCCCGACCAACTCTGTCGTAAGTTATGATAGATGATTTGTAACCACACTGCATTCCTACAAACTGGATATAGTCTGCATCATCTTTATCGGAAGTAAAGAAAGGTGGTAGTCTATTTCCTTGTAGGGCAAAACCCCCGTCCCAGAATTTAATCTCATCAAAGATGATTTTAGCATCACTCTTGTTACACAAAGGCCAGTCTTTATACCTTTTAGTCGCACCTAGAAGAGAGAAAGATATTACATGAAACCCTGTATCATCTGACTTTTCTGAGTAATCTAAATGGAGAGTATCCAATAACTCTTTGAGTCGAGAAATCTTCCTCTCTTTCTTTAATCTGAAGACGAATCGCGAGGTGGACTCTGTTTCCAAGTGGGCATCAGCCTTGATGGCAACATGAAGACGTAATTCAGGTTCAGATAGACCTAAACTTTTCCCTGAAACAAAGTTGGATGTAGTTTTAATTAGACCCTCAAACCCTATCTTCTTCTTGTGGTGCCTTGAAAGAAGATCAGATACCTTGATTTTGTTCGCTTTGTCTTTATCTCCCTTACGATAATAAACGACATTATGGTCATCACATAACGCCTGAGATATCCCACGGTATGTTTTAAACAAGTTCAACTCTTTACACTCTTGTTTAATATAAGCTACAGGTTTTTCTAAATGAGACTCTCCTGTGGTTAAGTTTACTGCTGTTATTAAATCACCTTCCACATAGTCAGAAATCTTTTTCCATCCAAACTCTGAGAGAAACTCGGTATCCTTATCAACACAGCCCGCAGGAGCGTCTGTGAACACAACTTGTTTAGTCTTAATAGCATTGAGTAGCTCAGACTGAAACTGGTTCTGAGGGACTACAGGCTTTGCTAAAACCACCTCTTCATACTCTCGCTTACCCTTACGAGTAACAAGTGCTTCCCGACGAAGGTCTTTCCGTGATTCTTTCCTTGATTGACGACGACTCATTTACGCTCTCCAATTTCTTCGTAATGACACTCAGTGGTTAAACAATCTTTACAGATTGCTGTGTAAACCCTGACGTTAGTAAATCGTTTGTTCTTCCCTTTGGTTGGAGAGCCTTTGGCAAGCTCTCTGATAACCTTGTTACTTAAATGAAGGTTTGTTCCTTCACATTTAGAGCACTTCATGGTTCATATCTTTATGAATCCTGTAAACAGCTGTCGCCATACAAGCAACAGCCTCATTGTGTGGGAGGTGCATCCCTGTAGAACCATCCCAATCTTTGAACTCATTGTCAAAGACTCCAGTAGGCTCTGGATACAGAGCTTGCAGCTCCACTAGATCATTAGCAACTTGTTGCCATTTATCATCAGACCAGATAGGGTCATCCAACCAGTAATACAAATAGGAATGGATGATCAATTGCCTTCTGTGCCGATTAATTACTTCAGCGGGACTTATTTCACTTCCATTTGAAGTCCTAAATGTATTACTGTCAATCATTTCACAACCTTAAATTTGAATGTTGTTGGGTGGTAATAGTGCAATCTATTGATAATGTGCTTATTCTCATGATAGGTAATACAAGCATGGCACATGGAATGAGTTAAACCAGTTACAGAATTAGGTTTAAAGTTGACAATAGGCTTCTCTTTCTTACAGAAGCTACACACTTTATGTGTCATCAGTTCTCCAAAGTTTTCTTCAGAGCTGCCCATGAGATTGGGTAGAGCTTAGCCATCTCTTCATCCAGAGATTGGGCAAACACTCGAACTTCATATTGAGCGTGAGAGGAGAGTCGCTGACGACACAACTCAAACCAGCCATACAAAGAACCGGTCCACACCCACTCAGTGATCATTCCCTGAGGAAGAACAAATCGAGCTTGCTCTGGTGCAATAAATTCAATCAACTTGTCATATGCTGCTAGAGAAGCTTCATATGCATCATTAATCAGCATTAATGCTTCAGCTCGCTCTCCGTCAATGAGTTGAATCCCTGAACCTGCATGGAGGTCCGAAGGTCTCGCAAAAATCTCTTTAGGGATGAAGACTTCAACTGCTCCATCTTTATACCGCCGGGACATTTCGTTCCACGAGAATCCAACCTGATGCTTGCCCAACTGTCTCGCAATTGCGATAGGTGCTTTGCATCGGAAACTGACTTGCGGGTGTCGGAATGGGGTAACATGCTTCTCTCTTGCGAGGAAGTTGATGAGACGTTCATCACGTTCATTTAAATCACCTTCACGGGTTACGCCAAAGGAAACTCGAGCTGCGTTTACTACGCTACGATCACTTCCCATAGCTTCGATTAATGTTGCTTGTAGTTGTTCATTCATCCGTGAATTTCCTTATTAATATTCTTTTACATAATAAATCACTAAGGTTCCCATCTCTGACAACGTTGATTTATGTAAGCTTATTTTACTATAAATCTTTGGAGCCATCTTAAGAGATTTCTTAAAACGGCGAGCATCTTTACGAGTAGCAAAGTGCTCTGTGACAGGTATAGACTGGTCTTGGTGGAGATAATATACCACCGTCCAATATTTTTTCATAATCAAACACCTAGGGCAGTAGTTAAGAATGCTTTCAGGTTTGCTTCGGTCTGCATACCAGAAATGCTGTAGTGTGCACCACTATTACGGTCAGGCACAATGAAAGCAGGGATACTTCGTACACCATACTTAACAGCTTGCTCACGACCATCACCTTCAAGGATGTTAATCTCTTCCACTTCTACATCAAACTCCTTAACAACCTTCTCAAAGGTAGGAGCCATTGCTTTACATGGAGCACACTGATCACTATAAAACTTAATTACTTTAGACATTAACAATCCTCGTTAACAAATTCTTTAAGGTGGCGTTTTGTGGTAGGGATTACGATGTAATCTTTATACCCTTGAGCTTTGGCTAAATCCTCAGCTATCTTTTTAGTAGCCCCCAATGCCATCACACACTGACAAACAATCACCGTGTGAGCTTTGTATTCGTCCTTCATTTAAGAACCTTATGCAGTCAGGAGGTGAAGCAGGAACGGGATAACAACAGCTACGATAACCATGATAGTTGATGCTGTTTGAATCTCACCTTTCTTATCAGGAGTTTCTTCAATAAGCTTACCAGAAGCCCAATAAATACCACCACCAATAAAGATAGCCCAAATACCCCATACGATTGCTGATAACATACATCGATATCCTTATAAAGATAAAACCCCGTCTATTCCTAGACAGGGTTTGAGTTTTAGTAAGACACATCACCACTTGAATGGGACATGTTGCTCTTGACGAAGTAGCAATACTTGCCAAGACCTTCATTAATTTCTTGAAGCATACTCTGATCGACAGGATAGGATGCTAAATCACCATCAAACTCATCCATCTTCTCAATAATACACATCAAGGTCATGCACATATCAGAGAGCATACCATCCATATCTAGGTCAGCATTACCCTCTGAGAACCAAGCATGAGAGAGATAGTTAGCTGCTGTAGCATCCACTTTAACACAGTGGTAACGCATACGTTCAGCAATACGATCTCCTACTTGTCGTGCGTAATCTTCCAGCTCATCAAACATACCATGAACACCCTGAAATCCTGCACCAGAGACGTTCCAGTGGTAGTTTTTAGCTTTGATATGCAAGAGTTCCATGTTAGCTTGTAAGCAGCTCAGGATGTGTTCTAGGCTGTTTCCACTAATCATACCCTGCATTGTTTCAAGGCGAGAGATTGAAAGCTCAGACCGGTCTAACATACTATAGCTGTCACGACCAATCTCAGGTAAATCAAAAACATTCTTATGCATTTGGATTTTCTCCATCAAGTTCAACTGAGTTAGCAACGTTACGTGCAATATTATCCATTACCTGCTGGGTAATTACGATGCAGTTCTGTGGGTCTACTGACTTAGAACGCCCCATTTCAGGGTCATACACCTTAACACGCTTAGCAGTTGAACCTGTAACCTGAAGAACCTTCAACAGATATCCCTGATTACCAATAGACCAAGCAACAACATCACGATTCTTGATAAAGCGACCAAGCATATCACGATGATAAAACTGTTGCATCACCTTGGATTTTGTAATCTCTTCAGTGGGCGGGGCCACTTTACTCAAATCTAACATAACTCTCTCCTGTAAAAATACAAATTCTTATTGTACTCTATATACATTTGAGAGTTACCATATCTACTACCAATTAGTAGTGAACTTTTCCACTGATATAAACACGACCAGAGGAATACTCTCTGGCCTTATGGATGTTAACGCTCTTAGTTAAGTCTCCATGGAACATAGACTTTTTAAAATCTCGAGCCTGTTGACGAGTAGATAATGCGGTCATAGTCGTACAACCAGATGACCACTTAATCTTCACTAACCAGAACTGTCTCATTTATCTTTCATCCACATTAAAGGAGAGATGAAGTCTACTTCTCATAGACTTCGCTAGGAGTTTTGCCTCTTCAAGAGTTTTCACTCCATATACAGACTCACGTTTACCATCTTTTTGAACAGATACACAGAATGTCCCGCCTTTCTCTTGGTAGACATTCTTAACTCCTAGTTTGTTATCAACCCTTGTCTTAGCATTCTGACTGTTCTCAGAGTGAGAGCACTTTCTCAGGTTAGTTTCTTCTAGGTTTTCTCTGTTACCATCGGCATGATCTATTTGATATTCATCCGATAAATCCTCACCAGTATAAAGAACAAAAAGAATCCTATGATTATGGACATGAACTCCTCCTAAGGGAATTTGATAATATCCATCTTTTGTGAGCTTGCCAGCAGGTTTACCTACTATATCATTAGCAAACTTACTAGGCTTCCTTTTCCAAGAAAGCCCTGAAGGTGATGACATGTCTATATTAAAGAGATCAACTACTTCATCATAGCATATCAGCATGATTTGTTCCACCAAAAGCTTTTGTTGGCCCTTGTTGGTTATTGTATGAACCTTTAGTTGCGTAACTATCCTCTTCCGAGGAGGAGTGTTTAAAGAATTCCATCTGACCGATACGCATTCCCGGCTTGATCAGCAGAGAGTGGTGCTGTAGGACGTTCTTGAATTCCATAGTTAACTGACTACCATGCCAACCACCGTCAGCATGACCAGCGTGCATGTGCTCTAAAAAGCAACGACCGACAGTGGACCGTAACATGAAATCGCAGCTAATATTATCTGGCAGATTAAATGTCTCCACTGTATGTGCCAAGAAACATTCACCCGGTTTGATTACCAACCCTTCCTCTGGGATCATAACCTCATTAAAGTTAGGAGACTCTTTAGCAGAGATGTCAACAACTCCATTAGCTGCACCTTCCATCAGAACACGATCTCCAATACGAACATCAATGCTGGAGGAATTAACAGCTGAGTGTGGCGCATCAATAACACCATCATCAATTAATTTATGTAACTCTGGGCTTCCTAGTAAACTCATTCTTATTCCTTAGTTATTTGTTCACATTTCAAAAGAGATTCCACGACCCGCTTCATCGGCAAACCGAACTGTACGGGTTTGAGGCTCTAATACTTCAGGGTTGTTGGCAACAAATCGATCAGCGAGGATATCTCCCAAATCTTCTACCCCATCTTCTACCATATCTTCATCAGTCCACACAGTCCTAACCGGTACATCAAAGTCACCAGCAGCAAAACCCTGACCGGAGAATTGACGTGCGCCGACAGTAAAGCCATTTGGTCGACCACGAGAAGGTCTAGCCCTCCATCTCTCCATAGAATCACTTGTAATACCAAGATCTTCAAAAGAAGCTCTAGGAGGGGAGCTTGCACTTCTCGCCTCTTGTGATCGGCTCATTGCAGGGGCTACAAGAACCCCTTCAATTGCGTTGTGTTGGTTAGGTTCATCTTCACGTCCAAGCAGATCTCCACTTGTATTGGTTATTAGATCTGTCAATCCTTCAGACCAATATGCACGAATCTGACTGGAGCCATGAATGTTTGACATAACCTGAATCTCTTCATAAGATATACCAAAGAATCGACTCATGTCTCGGTTAACACAATATTGAGCACTTGTTGTATCCTCAACAAGAGCAACCTGACCCCATTCATTGATCAGATGACTGACCGGTTGAGGTGTAGGAAGATATCGAGATTGTGCCATATATTGATATGCAACAGATGGAGCGGAGAATCTTAATACCTGTGAATTAGGCCACTTCTTATGAACATACTTGATTTCACGACCAGAAACAACTACTGGACAGGGAGAGGTCATAGCCAAATATCCATGAGGGGTCATGAATAGGTTGTCAAGAGTAATCGCACCACGGCACATCATAGGAAAGCTATCCAACACCTCTTCAACAGAAGTAGGATAGTTAAACATGAATTGGATACGAACCCCACTCCACTGGAATTCAATAATATCAGTGAAAGTCAACGGAGAACCTTCAGCGTATGGTCCATTTGTGGCCTCAGCAAGAAGGGATGAATATTCAATATCTTGTGACTCAAGCCACTCCTTAACGTTGCTTTCAACCTCTCTTCCAAGATCTTGCCACTGGTCATGGCGGATATAAGTATATTCAGTTCTTGGTGTCTGTCCTCTGACAATAAAAATATCAATATCATGCGGAGCTGTATTGTTAAGAACAGCATCACGAACAGCCCCACCAGTGATGATAGGACAGATACCGTCTGGAATCAAGTTGTTGTTAATCAACTGTTCAATGAAGTGACGACCAACAGTGATATCAGGTTGTTGAGCAACCTTATCTTCAATTCGGTTAATCGGGATAACAATCATTTTACATTTTCCAATATAATGAAGGTGGGTCGTAAGGGTCAAATCCTGTGAGTTCACACAAGAAAAGATAAACCTTAACAGTTAAGTTAACGTCCTGTTCACAATAAGTAAACATATCTTCAGTGAAAGCATCCCATGCTTCCTCTTGCTCACCGTAATCACCTTTAAGTTCCTCTAAGAACTCACCCCATTGCTTTAAGCCATGACCTCTTGGGCCATGTCTAGGGTCGCCTTTCGGGTACTCAGGACTGTCACCAATACGGTCAGGTTTAAGATATCGACTAAGACATAAAGTGTCAAAGACGTTAAAATGATATTCAATCAGATTGGGATACATCTTCTTCAGAGCACAAAGGTCGAAGTCGATAATGTTATGACCCACGAGTACATCAGCTTCTGTAAGTTTACGAATCCCATCTTCAATTTGGTGAGGCCGATAGCCCCACCTTTCACCAGTTTCAACATCGAAGATATAAATACACCATACTTTAGTTATGTCGTCGTATAGTGCATTACTCTCAATATCGAATGCAAACACTTTCTTCTTTTTCTTTACCACGGTGAAGCTCCATCTGCTTGGTTGACGAGAGAAGCTGCATCCTCTCCGTTAGTTAAAACGAATGGATTATCTTCATCAACTTCAAAGTCTTCCCTTTCTACAAGTCTACCGGTTTCACTGATATACTTAGTATAACAGACACCTGTCTGACCGTAGTTACGTTCTTTCAGTAATCGAATGACTGAGAGGTTCTTAGCTAAGCCGTCAGCTTGCTTGTCACGCTCAAAGCCAATGATACACTGACACCACAAAAGTTCAGATACAATCGCTACTTGTATCCCGCACCACTACATGCTGCTTACAGTTTCCTGCAAGATCGGACTATATCACCACACTATAGTGTGCCTACTGCTTCCATTTAAGTCAATGTTAATGACACCACTTGGCTGTACTTCGAGCTTACGCCCACCCTAGTCTCTGCACTTTCTAAACAGTCTTCCGTTTATAATTAAAGAAATTGTAACCTCTCTGAACATTCTCAGCGTTGGTTACCCACTCCAAATTAGATGCCACGTTATTGTCTCTTGTGTGGTCCAAGTGATCAATAAATGGGTAATTGTGGGGGTTAGGAACAAAGGCAATAGCTACTAATCGATGCATGTAGAATTTCTTTCTTTGTCCCGTATCCATTCTTAAGTAAACAGTTAAATATCCGTTGCCATGTCTGGCCCATAAGATAACATTGCCTGTTTTACTATTATAAATCGTACCATCAGGCCGCACCCAATAATTAGATGCACCTTCTATTTGTTTTTCTTCCATAAAGCCTCCTTGCTCTTGGAAGACTGTCTAGCTTAGCTCAGGATTGGCATATCTTTCGACTTAGCTTTCCCTGAGTTCAATAGGTTTTACATGCGCAGGTTTGTTTACGCATAAGGGAACGAGAACCAGTGAACTGCACTTCACGTACCTGTCCACCTTCTTCGTGAGGAGCACCACCTGCCGGAGCATTAAGGTGAGATAGAACGAAAGCGGTAAAGTCTAATTCTTTACACATACCAGCAAGCTCGGAAGCAATCTTACTGATTTCAGTGTTAATCTCTGAAGGTGTTAAATGGGATACCAGAGCGGTAATGTTATCAAGGATGATGAACTTACACTGGTTTTCAACTACCCAGAAACGGATACACTGTTTAATGTCTTCCCATTCATTCTGTCCGAAGTTGTCATACAAGAAGAATTTGTCTGCATAACGAAGTGCTTCATTACGCAAATCTTCCTCGTCATATTCAACATCAGGTCGGTGGAAAGGAATCGATGCTGACTTACCAGCGATGTTCTTAACAGACATGCCTACCTTCTCTTCCAAGAAGAAGCCACCCCCATTAAAACCGTGCTCTAAGCACAGATGAGCAACCAGCTCGTGAGCAATCAGTGTTTTACCACTACCTACACCACCACCAATTGCTACCACCTCTCCCCATCGAATACCGAAGGTCATCTCATTAAGAGTCTTCCACGGATATGGGATACCCCACTCCGCTTTCTTCAGAGCATCATCAAGGCAATCAAAGATTGTTACAGCTCCAGCAGGAGATTCCCGCTTTGCTGAGTACTTGAGAATGTTGAATAACTCTTGACCACGACCAGACAGAAGCATGTCATTCGCATCCTTAATCTCTTTCTCCACACCGTTGTATGGGAAAGTTCCTTTAGGAATACGAGCAAACTTAACATGAGGGAATAAAGAACGACCTTTTGTTAAAGCTATCTCACCTGCATCATCGTTGTCCATGCAGAGCACAACCTCCTCAAAACCATTTACGAAGTCTCGGTTACGAGACAACACAGAAGAGATTGAACCTGCACCGAACGGTAAAGAAACACATGCTGGTTTAATGTTTGTTGCATTTGTAAAAGCTGTAAGGACATGGAAACCTGACATACAGGATAGCGGGTCTTCAAAAATGAAGAGCTTCTTGTTGTACACATCTCCACGTTGAGCTTGTGCCATACCGAACAAATCTGCTTCTTTCACACTGCCGACGTAATAGAACTTCTTACTATCTAGCAGCTTAACCTCGTATCCGACAATGCTTCCATCACGTTCACGAGGAAAGAAGTAACTGTCTGGTGTCTGACCATCAGTTTGACTGAGGCCAATACGACACTCAAACCGCTCTGATACAGCTTTAGGGATTAAACGGCGAGTAAGTTCACCCTGAGGAAGCTCTAAGCAATCATCTAAGACTTCTCTCAACTCTTCAGGGGATAACTCTTTCTTCTCGTTTGGAGTAGGTGTAGTGCCCTTTTCGAACACTTCGTAATTCCCACAACGGTTACAACTTCCCCACTCCTCACCAGTCTCTTCGTTACGGAAGAGAATCATGTGGTTGTGGGTTTTATCACGACCATGAGAGATACATTCCTTACAACCTGTGTCTCCCAAAATGATCTTTGACATGCTCTTCCTCCTTGGAATCCTTGAGCTTAGTAGAACGAACGAATTTCATCCCACACTTGTTCCTGTTCTTTCCTATAAAAAGAAAGTTGGGTCTTGAACATCTCCACTGATGATTCAAAGTTTTTGGTTTGTGCAGCTTCAACGAAACGTTCATGTCGGTTGATTTTGCACCGTAGCATTAAATACTTGGCTTCAAGTCTCCGAAGAGCCTGCCTTTTCTCAAGATTCATTTTAGTCATACTCTACTTCTATATCATAGTCAATATAGGGTAGAAGCTCTAAGAGCTCAGGCGGGAAATCATCTTGAGTGATACGGTCAGTTCTTGTATTATAGGCTACATCACCCCCCTCAGAGATGGCCCAATCTCCATTCTCTATCTGAGGGATTGTGGAGAAGTTATAAAAAACAATATCAGTATCCTCATCATAGAATGCGGATACACATTTTATCTTTTTGAACTCCATATTAACCCTCGTTTTTCAGATACTCTGACCAGTCTCCTGACTCAACCAGAACATCTTGTTCTTCGTCGATATGATAAATCCAAGCGATAACAGTTTCACCTGAGTCCATCTTAACAGCAATCTGAGTACGCTGATAGAAGCTGTCTTCAGGGCTACGTTTGTTGTAACCTTCCAGACGGTCATACGGACCTTCCAGACCTGCTTTGTCAGTAGCAAACACTTCTACACGAACAGGCTTATTGTTATTGCTGTGTGCGAGAGAGATGCTCGGGAAGTAGGAACCACCATAACGGAACAGATCAAAGTTATCTTCAGTCCAACCTTCACCGATTGACTTAGCACCAGCTCGGTCATTAACTAAATAGTTAGCTTGACCACTACGCAAACTTCCATAAGTTGCTACGTAAATTACTTCTGACATTATCTATACCTTTGTTGGTTTGTTTAGTTTATCCGAACTAGCCCCCTCTTTCGAAGAGGCTAAAGCAGATTACTCTGTAATAAAGATTTTGATTACACCACAGATTGCTGCACTCTCAAACACTGCAACAGCTTCACTTCCCTGAAAGAAGGCCACTTTGCCGTCAGAGAAATTAAACATGTCAGCATCTAGGTCCATAGCTCGCATTTCACCAGCGGCATTGGTATCTTTAAACAGAACTTTATACTTATTCACAGATAGGTCACTCCTTTATCTTGTTGTGCTTCAGTGATGATACGTTCTACACATTCCATAGAATACTTATCACCACGTTTCAGGAAAGTTACAATTGCAGAGAATTGATTACCAATCATTCGCTGATTAGTGATACCCCACTCCTCACACAACTTACGCAACTCTTTACGAGAACCTACAATCAGAGGCTCTTTTTGTTCCATCATTCCATTTTGTACTAGATCTTCCAATGAAAACATATCCATATATCCTTAGTAATTTACAACAGTGCCATCATTCAGGGTAAGACTATTAATCTGCAACACACGACCAAGCTGACGATCACTGATCGGTGCGTTCCATCCAGAGCGGTAGAAGTTACGACCACAGAAGAAAACAATCACATTACTTGCTACAGTTGAACCGTTCTCAGGGTGCTTGATGTTAGCGATATAATAACCACGACGTAGAGTACGACGGGTGATTGGGTTGATCTCTAACCCTTGTTCTTCAACTTGCATTGTTTCAGGAACAGGCTCTGAAGACTCTTCAACAGCCGGCTCAGCTGCCAGTGCAAAGTTCTCATCATCTGCTGAGTCAGTAAACTCAACTTCCGCCTCTTCAACAGGCAGTTCGTAAGCAACGCGGTAATCAGGTTCAACCCCAGAGAAACTCTTAACAAACTCAACGATATTGTGAGTGTAGGTTTCCAGAGTTGTACCAGTCAGGCCCGGAGCTGTATTGACTTCCAGAACCCAAGCATTAGTTCCTTTACTGATCAGGTCAACAGCACCGAAGTTCAAACCTAGAGCAGATACAGCTTTGTGAGCTTGAATCAGAACTTGATCAGGAGGAGCTTCAGTGAAGGAGTTAGAATAAACCCAACCAGTATGATGGTTACGAATATCTTCACGATAGCTTTCCAGTTCACGATAACCGTTACGACGAATCTTCTTCTGAACGTAAGTGATAACACCCTCAAACACATGAACACGCCATTCACGACGCGGGCCTTGAATACCTTTCGTATACAGAGGAGCGCTTGCAACACCTTCTCGTGGAAGACGAACGGTGATACCTTCACCAGAGTGTCCGGTTAAAATCCCCCGCTCATAAACAACTTCGTTTTGGTTCCAGTTCAGAGCCAATTCACGATCAGTGGTGTATTCAACGGTCTTGACTTCAGCTAAACGCAGTGCGTTAAATGCTGCAACTTTGTTAGCCGCTCGGTTTAAGGCAACCACAGAGTTCAGTACAGTAGCTCCGCCAAAGAAAGCATCGTTGTATCGACGGTTTCCGTAGTTGACAACAATATCACCAACCCGAGAACGATAACGAGAGCCTTCTGATACCAGAGACATTACGTTAGCATTTAATCGGAGTTCCTGAATCTTAGTGTTGATAGCAGAAGTAAGTTCACGAACTGAATCAGAAGGGCCATAAGGAAGAACACGGATACGAGTAGTCATTGTTAGATACCTTTAAGTTTAAGAATTTCGTTACGAGTTTTTTGAATCTGAGCTTCAATTTCGAAGTAGTCGTTGAACGCATCGTTCTCTACTTCATCGGATGGTGCATCAATCAGACCGAAAGCGAACGGATACAGCTTTCGCTGCTCCGTTACTAATTCGATATGAACTCCCATATAATACTGTAGGAGAGTGATCTTTGGTTTCTTAGGAACCAGATTTGACATGAGGTTCTACCTTAATGCCTTTGATTTTTACATAATCAGCAAGCACGTTGTTGATCACCGTTGGGAAAGGAACCTCAACCTGTGTTTCAAGTACTTGACCAATACCAGCTTGCATCCACTTCTGGATTGCACGAAGGTTATCACATCCTGTGCTCGTCATCGGGATACGTCGAGTAGTTACAACGTTATCCAGCATCATCTTACGAATTTCCATACTTAACCTCTATTCAATGAACATTTAGGAGAATTACAATAAACTTGATTCATAGAACCAAGCGTACAACTTTCAGCATCGCGCCACGGAATCTGCTTAAAACACTCTGAGCAGTATCCGAGGGTTGACCACATGGCTTTGGTGAAGTCAGTGCTTCGGTTTCCGTCGAAGCTGACAACAGTTTTGCGGAGAGCTGTTCGTGATTCAGGAAACACACCTGCTTTCTCAGCAGGTTCCTCCTTTTTTGGCTTAGTTGAGATTGCAAAAATACTGTTGCTACGTTTCTCAACATAAGCATCAACAACATCCTCCAGAGTGATGCCTGTTTGTTTCGCTGAGGAAGGTAATACAGTCATACGACCAATCATTTCTTCAGTTACACGTAAAGCAAACTCAGGACGACGGGTGTTTGTTGTATCTGTTGCTTTAATCCAGACATAACCATCTTTGATCGTAGCATTAGATACTTTCTTCTTTACTTCTACAGCGCAGACTTTACAGATATCTTCACCACGAAGACGACTAAGTTCATCATCGAACTCATTCTCTGTTTTAACCTCACCACAGATTTCACAAACACCAATAGGAGTCTCCTCCTCTTCTTCCTCTTTAGGTTTAGTCAAACTTTCCAGACACTCTGGATGCCAGTAGCATTGATATGCGAAGACTGCTTTAGGTGCATCCTTCCAATCAATGTGCTTGTCACAACCACCACAATCACCATGAGAGTGTGCTTCCCAGAATTTACGAGTGATAGTAACGCCATTCTTGTTGACGAAACTATCATTCATATCAAAAGGGATATCATCATCAAAATCAGCAGTAGTTGACTCAGGCTCCTTTTTCTCCAGAGATGGGTCAACAAAACGACCTGCTGTGATCACTAAACGAACCATAGCATTGACTTCGGAGATGCAGGATACTGTCCCACGGTAAACAATTTTAGGGTCTTTCAGGGCATCCTGATAGGCCTTAATGTCTACGTTATGAACATCACCTTCGATATACTCTTGAGATTTCTCATCGTAGATATAACCAATCATCTTACCACGAGAAGGGACAGCACCAGAAGTTGCATAAGGAACAAACTCATGCGGAGTGATTTCCACAGTCATGTCGCGGCGAATATCAATGTTTCGATCGCTTGCGATTTTGTTTTGACTTACCACTGCGTTTCTTCGACGAACATCTGCCGCCGTCACCCCCGGCTTCGTGTCGTAAGGATTGCTTGTACTGCTTTTTGAGGAGCTTTGATAGTTGCTTTGGCTGTAGTTGTTCGAGTAGTAACTGGCCCAACGATTGACTACCGTAAAAACCGGAAGCTCATGGGCGACCTCTTCAACCAGTGTCATGCTGTTATTTGACATGTCAAAGATGTACTCTGTACCAACCTTACATTCAAAATGCTCATCAATGCGGTTCTTGTGAGACTTCGAACGCTTCAGAATCCACATCAGCATATCTTCTTCAGAAGCACCAAACCAATCTTTATTACAACGTGCGAGATGGAAAGGACGTTCTTCGTTACGAATAATATGAAGCCGGTTATCAGAAGCATCATGCCAGATTAAAGTGAAAGCACCATCCAACTTTTGAATAGTCTCTGCTGCACCAATGGTGTTAATAGAGTGGCAGATGTTCTCGCTGTCTACCTCGAAGTTTTTACTGTCAGGTAACAGGTCTTGGTCAATCAAGGTTCCGTTATGAACCAGAGTGATGTTACCGTGTTGGAAAGGATGGGCGTTCTTGGCGTTAACTGCACCTTTCGTTGCATGACGGCTGTGACCAACAATCCATGAAGGTGCTACAGTGTAAGATGTTTCACCAGTGGTATGCTTCTTATACTCATCTTGTAGGATGAATGCGAAAGAAGGAAGGGCTTCTTTATAAGTGAAGACCTCCTTAGTGCTCTTACGCTGACCAAAGATACCAGAAGAATGTTGTCCTCGGAATACCCCAGCATAAAAGAGTTGGTTGAATACGTCTAAATCGGTGCTTGACAGATTACCGCCAGCTAATACGATGCCACAAATTTTCTAATCCACCTGAAGGGTAAACCCTTTCATCTAATTAACCTTTAAATTGTGCCCCTTTACCAGAGGCACCCATTGATTACAGCGCTTGTTCTAACTGGTTTTCCAAATGGTCTGGAATGTACCCTGTGATATTGCTATCACTGTGACCTGACTCACGCAGCAAGTCAAAAATAGCACGGACACGTTGTTCTGGAGCGTGTCTTACTTGAGACAGGTCAGTTGTACTAAGCATAACCAGAATCTCTTGGTACAAGCTGTTAGCATTCCCTCGAACATATCCAAGGAATCCATAGAAGTCTGGAATAAGACGTAAGTCAACAAGAGCTTCTCCGTTTGGGTTGGTTCGTCGTAAACGAATACGACCAGACTGCTCTACTTCATGAGAACGGCAATACAAAACATCACGGGCCATACAATATCCTGAATGCAAATCCAACTCATCCAGATTGTAATCCAGAGGGAGATAAGGGAGCATTGGAGTGAATCGTACAGTATTTAAATGCTCAACAAACTGATCATTGCTCATATCTGCGTTATCTAAAGCCAGCTTCTTCAACATCAAGAAACGGTTAACCAAATTGAGAAGTTGACCACGTTTCCACTTAGGCTCACTGATACGGAACTCAATCGAACCATATTGGGCAAGTGGCAGAAGGTTCAGAGATGTGTATTTATCCCATGAACGAACCAGACGGTTGAAGAATTCTTCACCATCGTAGTTAAATGCGTCAGAGGCATTCATCACCTGTGCTTGTACCACTGCAAACGCAGGGCAGAAGTTGCTACGGTAACGATGGTAGCCCGAACACTTGAACAACATCTTTTCATAGAAGGTCCAAGCGAGAATGGTTTTCTTGAGGATATTACTATCAGCATCCCTCATATCCATATGAACGTGAGTAGAGCAACGCCAAGTCCCCTCGGCGTGCGATTCAGCTACTGCTTCACTCAGGTTGTTGATAGCGTCTAACAACTCCTGTCCATTGTAAGGCCGTGAACATACCATTTCACAACCATTACGCAGGGAACCATCCTCTGTACAATCCCACATATCTGCTTCGATATGATCGGAACCTTCGAGTTCAAGTTCAATACCGACACCGCACTGAAGTGCAATTGAACTATGCTCCTCAGTTAAACGACCTTCTCGATATCCAAAAGTTTGCGCTACAGTTGTCATAACGAATCCACCAACGTAATATTATAATTGCTAAGGTTTTCAGAAATGTGATGAAAGTGTTCCAGAAGTCGCATCGGTTGCTGACCGTAAGAGTCACGAGGTGCTTCCAGATCTACTTGCCCTACCAGTGCACCTTTATAATGCACCTTACCATCAGTAGGGTTGATGTAAATATAACGAGTAACCAATCCCTCGAATTCAGGATTGAACAGACTGTAAACCATCTCCCCGGAGATAGCACGACCAACACCCGGAGCATTTCGAATCTTGTTACCCATCAAACCCTTTGCTCTCTGACGAACAGGGTTAATATGAGTCCAACTTACAGTGTTACCGTTATGGAACAGATAACCAACATCAGGTGATTCAAGAATCAAGGTTGGGTCGAACACTGGAATATTCATCGTAGTGTTTCGAAGGTGCCCTTGCTCATTCTTGTACCACTGCTCTACAACAAAATACAGAGCCTGCTCTGCTTCGTGAGAGAAGTCATCGCTGCGGAAGTTACCGCTCTGCTCAACACCAATCACAAAACATGGAAGGTTGATATTACCTGCTCGTTTAGCAATCCATGTACCATTATAGTAATGAGAAAAATCAGCTACTAAGCTCACGATAACCTCTTATGCTACCTGAAGGAGTTTGATCTGCTGGTCCGCTTCTTTAACGTTGTTGCCGTTAATGATTTCATGAAGCTTCTCAATCGGAAGGCGAGAGTGCAATGCCATCAGAGTGGACATATCACACTGCTGAACAACCTTGTCAACCTGATCGTAAACAAACTTACGGTTTTCACGATCGCTAATCCAGAAGTTAGACAGCGAACGATATTCGATACCATAGTCTTTATAACGGATTGCAGATGCTTTACCGTAGAGTTCTTTACGGCGAGTATCTTTGTCCATAATTACTGCTGGGAGTGATAGGAAGTAGTCACACAGCACACCAAGCATCATCTGAGTTTGCAGAGTGATATCCAAAGCCCCAACGACACCAAGATGTACGTGACCACCGGCAGTACGAAGTCCCTTATTCTGAGAAGTTGGGGATGGGTTTTTCTGACCAGTGAAAGCGTTGAAGTCAGGAGTGCATCCAAAGATGAACGCTGATTCATTAAAGGTCTTCATCTCTTCTTCGGTGAAGATGTGAGAGCTGACACCCGGAGCTGTTTCCATATCCAGTTTGTTCAGGACTTTATTGGTGAGATCAATACCACGTTGCATGTTATCATTAAACGCTTCAAAACCGCTCTGTGGGTCAATATCAAACTCAGCCAATACGTTGTCCTCTTGAAGACGAACATCCTTAGCCAGAGCGATCTTATCGTCCTTAGAGCAGCCTAGAAGACCGGCTACAGAGGTGATGATGCCGTTGCTAGTACGAACGAAGAGCTCAGGGTCGCTGCCTATTAAGAATTTGCGCTTAGTCATTGTAATACTCCACTAGTTCAGAAAAGAGAGATGAGATTGTGTTACCAACTTCTTCAAGTGTAAGTCCAGAGCTTGGACCAGTACGTTGAATCAGTCGGGCTGTAAAGTTTTGTACTGTAATGTTTTCCAACTTATTGTCTATTGTTTCACGTTTGTGACCATGACAGTTGGACCAGAGTTTTAACCACCCTGACATTGTTTCATACTCGTCTGGGTCTTGATCTTTATCAAGAGCAAACCCTCGTAAGGCCTCTGGGTTATGGTTACGAACATAACCATTCTCATTGTAACCAACACCGAAGGGGTTTTGAACCCATACTTGCTTCGTGTACTCATCAGAGTCTACAACCAAAGGAAGGAATGCTGCTGCTGACATACCATTGTTGATAAGAATGGCTGTGTTCTCTCCACTCCCATTGGGGATTCCTCGTTGAGACCATCCACCGAAGAAGTCACGACCTAACCCAGCTAACACTAGAGCGATGCCTATGCGTTTACGCTTCAGCCACTCTTCCCTGTCTTCAATTCCTTCTGCTAGGAAATCCATTCCACGATACTGCCCTTCCAGAATACTACGAAAGAGCATAAGTCCTGTGAAGATCTGATCTGCTGGATGCTCACGAAGGTTGACAGCAACACTGTTCGCTGAAGTGATAGTAAATACATCACGATAGCAAGACATGGAGTTCATAATGTCTGCTGTTTCAACCAAGATCTTTTCAATCTCAGATGCAGGGTGATTGTGAAAAGAGTGAGTCCAGTAATTCAACATCTCCAGTTGCAAGTTGATACCACGGTTGAAGCGTTTATGACGCCCATCTTCCATGATATATTCGCCATTAATGTCAATTAAGAGGTGGCTTTGCATGTAGTTGTGGACACCGAAGCACCCACAACCTAAGAACTTCTGTTCCCCTAAACCCTGTTGAAGATTTAGAGGCACGATCGTTGTAGAGATTGCCATAACTAACCTTTTATTTTCCTAAAAATAATCCGCTCATAATACCATCCCATTCAGAGGATGGAACCACTGAATACTCCGAACTTTGGTCCAGAGTTCCACTACTAAATCGCTGAATAATGTTATAGATGTTGAACATATCCTTAGTCTCGATACGATTACCGTAGATTAATTTGTCAGCTGTTCTTTCACCTTTAGATGCACGACGGACAAAGTTAACCAGAAGATTATCACATTTAAGTGTTTCTGACCCACTCTCTACTAAATCGGGGTGCATCACCGGCAAGAACATTGAGTTATTAACTCGTAATTCTGATGTTTCGTTATTTTCATAACTTATCCATCTAAAATCTTCATCACGGAAGTGGCCACACCCATCTCTATACGACTGTTGACGCCAAGGCACTTTAAACGCTTCAGCATACTTGTTAGCCATACCAACTGTAAACAGTGATGACGGGAAGATACAAGCATCCCAATCATTACCAACCAGAGTTGATTTTGTTTCCCCCAAGAGGTTAGTGTAAGTGCTAACCATTCTGGAGTAAACATAAGCCTGAAGGATTGTCCAGCCTTCAACCAACCATTTATGAAGGAAGGTTTCGACCTGACTCTCTTCTTCTTCGCAATAGAAGGTTCGATCTAACATTAAATAGAACAGACAACGGTCAGCATGAACGTTCTCAGTTGCTACACCCATAAAACCTTTTTCGTGCCAGCGTAAACAGGAGGGACGGTCTTTGTCCACAAATGCTTCCATAGCTTCCAGTACAGCACGAGGTGTGGTTTGATATTCAGGGTTTTTGTCGTTCCAGCGTTCGATGTTATTTTTAAGCTCACCTTCGTAATCAATAGCACCCCAACCCAACCCTTTGGTTACGGGTTTTTCATCACGCCAGCTCAGAAAACCTAACATGTCTAAGTGTGTTCCAGAGTTCCAGATATGTTTGATATTGCACATATCCATCTCTCGACTCAACAAGAAGTCTTGCCCATCAGCACTACTAATGTTAGATGCTTCGCTCCACACTCGAACGTGCATATTCCACCCATGGGTTGCCTCATAGGTGTTAGGTTCAAAATATTCATCATATTCCTCATCATCTTCATCAACGCCACCATTATAGTTGCGAAGCTGAAGGAATCCATAGCAAGGAGGATAGACCGTTAAAACTTTACCTTCAGTATCTTCTAATGTTACTGGAAACATTATACCAACCTCTATTGGTTTTTAATCAACTCAATTGACTTACGGATATAAAGAATATCTCGGAAGTTTCTGTAGTTGTTCATAAATTGGTGCTTCTGAAACTCAGCTTCAAGCAGAGATTCTTTAGCACTTTCGTAGTTCTGGCGGGCAAGATGTACAACCCGCTCTGGTAACGTGTTTGCGCGACGTATGACATACTTGTGAGCTTTCATATTACTTTGCTCACGAGCAATCTTACTTTTCGCTACCGTAATACCATTTGCAATCCAAGCAAGTTCTTGCTCAAGTTCTTCGTTGGACATACCACCGAGGTTTGATGCAACCTTGTTCAGAGTTTCAATATTAACGTTGCCCTTAATGGGACGTGTATTCATACTTACTCCTGTTGTTTACACTCGTCAATAACCCACTGATAAGTGGATTGCCCAGAAAAGAAACACTGAATAAATCCAGATGTTCTCTGCGTTACCAGTGCTAGTGCACAAATCACTATAGCTGCTGCTAGCAGTTTTAAATCTAATTTAGACATATTTCCTCTCGTTGAATTTAAAAAAGGACTCTCCGAAAAGAGTCAAGCTTTAAACACAAAAAGATATTACCCAATATCTGTGGATAACCTGCTCTTAAAATATCTATCCGACGGATGTTTGAGGAATATCCCTCGCCCTAGCATCGGCCCCATACGGGAAATATATTAAGGTTAGGTTAGTTGAGTCAGAATAACTCACATAGCCCTCCGAAGAAGGCTATAGGCGTTACTACAACTAAAAGTCACTTGATTCTACAAAAGCATCACTAAGGATTTCGTCAATTTCTTTGTTAGTCAAATCTTTCCTGAACCAACAACAAGGTACATCCACCCATTGACCAGAGTTGTTTTCTACAGAGCATCTATTGCCTGTCTTACTCTTGCATTTATAGGTTTTACCTTTGTCTAGACGGTAGTGTATCCTGTAAACGACCGACACAAGTGTTATCATTACTCGCCTTTCTTAGCACGATCTTTGGCAGTTTTGCCAGTGCGGATGCGATGAGAAACGTTAACCAGAGTGCCACCATCAACTACGGTAACGCTCTTGTTTTTAGCCAGATCAAACACAGTTTTCTCCGTGCCGCCCAAGCGAATTTGCTTAGGCTCACTGAAGGTTTGGGTTGATTTGGATTGGAACTGGAACGGTTGACGGATTGCATCGATTGCGCTTACTTTAGACATAGGGGAAATTCCTTAAAAAGTCATGGCTGCGTAGAGGGAATTCCCTACGCAAATTGGGCCGCCCACAGGGAGGCGTCATAGTACTAAAAGAAGGAGAGAAGAGGGCTTATTTAGCTACCTTTTCTGTCCATTTACAAACCAGATAATCGAACCATCAGGCTGTCGTTGACCTAAGCTTTTCTGGTTAATCATATCGTCATAAGAATATGCTTTACGTCTCATTTGTTTTCCTATTAACAGGCGTAGTTACTTAGGTATACATGCCGATCTCTCAGCACCTCACCAAGAAAAGATTTGTAATCTTCTGTTATTCCAGAATAAAACTTCTCTTTAGCTTCTTCTTCAGACACTTTCCACAACTTAGAAAGTTGATTGAACAAGACTTCCTCAGAGGAGAATAGTAGGTATGCATTCTGGATGAGTATGTCTTTCTCTTCTTGAGTCATATACCACCTACGGAGTTAAGATAATTTCAGCCTTACTAAACTTCTCACCAACAACCATATCACCAGAGATGACACGTAGTTCTCCCGTGCCCAAGTTAACAGCTCCAGCAGGTTGGAAACCTCTGCTCTTTGCTGTCAGCATGTAAGTCTTTTGAAGATGGCACTCTTGGAGAGTGAACACATCTGACATATTTAGGTCTTTAACACGGAGGACTGTTTCCTCTTTGCTCTTAACTTTAACATGAATAGTGCTCATAATTACTCCTGAACCACTGACATACGAATTACTTCAACTGGGGTATCACTTTTCATAACACCCAGTACGCCAGTAAGAAGATTAACGGTCGTAATCCAACCCTCTTCTACAGAGATTTTGTTGGATACATTATTAACACGGATGTGGTACTGAGGAGTTGCTGTTCCTCTCTGAACTACGAAAGGGTTTCCGGGAATAATTGTAGCCAGTGAAACAGTGTTATCTTTAATCTTTGGGATGATTTTCATTGCGTATTATCCACCAAAAGTTCTGCTGATACAGGAACAACCTGACAACGACCAAGAGGGGCTGAAACAACCCCATCACCTAGCCGGAGAGTAGGTATCCGGTTATCTGGGATTTTGATGTTAGGACTTAAGGTAACAATTCCTTTCACATAAAGATCTTCATTGTGTGGGAATTTAAACACAGAACCATTAGCTAGAGAGCTTAGCTCTACTGCTTCTACTTCCTCTTTCTTATATGTGATTTTCATATTGATTCCTATTTAAGTTTGAGGCTAATGTTAAGGTGCATACATGCCCTGTTCTGTACAGCAGCATAACTTCTACCGAGCATGTCAGCCATTCTCTGAATAGACATGAACCCAGCATTACGGATAAGGAACTGGTCTTCTTCTTTAGACCACTTAACTCGGATTGAAGCTCTTGATATTCCGAATTTAGTACAAGCTGTGTTAACTGCATTCTCCGTTACATTCATAATCTGAGCAACTTCTTGAACCGAGTACTCTTTGATTAGTCTCCGAAGATTTTCAATCTGCATCGGAGTCCATATAGTTCTTCGAGCTTTCATACATCCTCCAATTAAACATTTATATAAGACTTGCTTAGATAAAGATTCAATAAAATAGGGGGAGGGGACGAATCCTCCCTTATCCTATTAGTCAATATTGCATGTAAGATCTAACAATCGGTTGCCTTTGTAGGAATAAGCGTTATGCTAATCCAGCACTAAACTCCCGCCCCCTTAGTGGGCTGGGTTATTAAAGGGTAACGCCCTTATGGGCTAGTTACATGAATGTTAGTTTGATAGGAGATCTGAAGTCCTATCTCAAAGGACTCTCGTAAGAATCCTTCACGATAGTCACGCTTTGAGCGTGGTAGCTCCTTAGTAAACTAAACCTACAGCCTTAGCATCAGGCTGAGGGACCACCTTTGCGCTAGGGCGATAACCATCCACTGAACCATTCCAAAGATTGACACAGGTGATATATCCATCGTTTATGATGTCTGTTTTAATCCAGAAGTGTTTATCATGACCAAAAATACTTCCGTTTGGCAGTGTGGACAGCTCAACGGTTTTAAGTGACTGCTTAGAGTCTAGTTTCATAATAACCTCAATCGTCGTAGCATGTATCCCAATACATGTAGTTAACGTACGTTCTCGGTTTGAGTCCGTACATGATAAAGTGAGTCTTCTTAATTCTTTCCTTCAAGGTATAATAAAGACCATCACTGAAGTTACCAATCTTTACTTGGAAGCGTAAGGAGCGAGCATCCATTCGAAGCATAGAGATTAGCTGTACTCTACTGCCCCCAGCCATCTCTTCCAGAAGCTTCTTTGTGTTCCAATAATGAGCTGTCATATTACCACTCCTTACCGGTTGTAATCGTAGAACCACCACACCATAAGGCTGTATCAATCACAACATTGTCTGGCGTAGACTTCTCTTCATTGATAGAAGGATTAGCATTAGAACAGGTTGCTCCGTTCCATCGCATATCAATTTCACCAGAAGGAACCTTCTCACCCTTATGCCAGCGAGATACACAAATACCATCCACTGCTACTGCACACCATCCATCAGGACGGCTCTGTACGCAGCCTGTAAGGGCCACACAGACAAGGAAGATACAGATTAAGGATATTACACCACCCCAACTCATAACTACCTCCTATTTGATTTGGCGCACCGTGTAGGACTCCAACCTACAACCTATTTCTTAGAAGGAAATTGCTCTCTGCAATTGAGCTAACGGCGCTTATTTCAGTTAGATCATATCTCGCTTTTTGATACGACCACATATTTTACATCGAAGTATATAACGAGTTCCAGTACCTTCCAGACTACCAAAAACTCCATATTTTCTTAAAGGGTTAGATTTGATTATCTCCCATTCGTGGAGATGGAAGAGATGTTTAAACCACTTGAACACATTAACCTCAAGCACAAGCAGGGAGAGTGATGATTTTATACCGACCTTCAAACTCTCCAAACAAACCTAAGAATGTAGGACTGTAAGTTCCAGTGCAAACAAACTCATCAAACAACTCATTATAGCTAGGCTTAATTTTCCAAGCCCATACATAACCCATCTTGTCAATTGCAATGTAACGGGTGTTCAGAGGAACAGTCATCATTACACCATCAACTTCGATCACTTTAGTTATTGGTGCAGCTTGGAAGTTTTTCATCCTACTCTCCTGACGTTTAGGGTAGCTTGATAAAATTTGACAGGACAACTTCTATCAAATGTAAATCTTGTTTCAGGGTTATTTATACAGATAGCATGTCTGTGCATAACCTTCATATATAAAGGAGGTTTTGTATCCCCGTCTATCTCTAGAGAGAATACATCACCATTGCGGAGGCTGCCAAAAGTGTTATCTTTAGGCTCAGAGCGAACGATAATCATACTTTACCTTTAATGAAAATATCATTACCACAGACACAGCATGAACGAACAACAGTAGCGCCACGCTGAACAATACGAACCTCTTCCTTAATCAGACTAATACGAGCACCGCAGCAAGGGGAGTTGACATAAGAGTAACCAGCTTGCGTATGTTTGATTGTTTGCTTAGACATTTTAGCTTCCTCTTGTTAGTTTAGGTAAACCACCCCCCAATCACTGCTACACTCATTCATGTGGAATGCAGATGGGAAAAGCAATTAAAGGTGATTTACCTAAAACAACAAAGGCCACCCGATTGGGCAGCCTTTTATTTATCGATTTACTTCACGAAGTAAGATAACCTGTAAGTATGTATCATCTGCATTTGACAGAAATGCAAAGTACAACTCTTTTGCTGTATCTATTGAGCAATTAAGACATTTGGATATCTGAAGAAGCTGGATACTTCGTTCAGTGTTATCCAGAATAGCAATGCGAATAATTTCTCGCATACCGATTACATGGGTATTTTTAACCTTCATAGGTCCAATTGCCTTGCTTGTTACGGATGGCTGACATTGCATGAATCCAGAAGCCTTCCAGTTTCAGAGCACCGTTAGCTACTGCATCCATACGTTCAGGGCGGTTCATACGTTTGGTTGATACTTTCATACCTATCTCTCTTTGTTAGTGGAGGCATTATTGCCAGTTGATATAAGGGATAGCCCTAGTCAGGAGACTAATTCTGACCGCGTACTCATTGCCGACCTTCTCTGCCTAAGAGTTCAGGTTCTAGAGCTATCTCTTATTCCAACTGGTGAAGACTTCCTACCCCTAGGAAGCCTCCTGAATCCCAAACCAATACGTACCCCTACATATCGGAAAGTCTTTCGAAAATTAACAGGTTTTAGTCTAACACCGGATGTTCGAGCAAGCTCTCCCTAGCGGTGTGGCATATGCCTGAATTAATAAGTTAATGAGGAACACCCTCACATAGCCCTCTGATAAACACAAGGGCTATAAGTCGATGTTACTTTTGAGTCAAATACAAATCAGGACGAGGCATAACAGTGGTTGATGGATTGAAGTTACCAACATAACCGGTGCTTAGATTAGCAGCCCTACGTAGTCCATTAGAGAGGTCATCATCCAGCATCAGCCAGAATTTTTGATCATAAGAGAAAACATCACCACTCTTAACATCTTCCACAGTTGCATATTTAGGAGTATCAACTACTTTAATTTCCATTTACTTACCTTTATTAGTAATAACAACGTCATGAAGAAGAACAACCTTGCTCTTCGAGCTGAGCTTAATGACTTGTTTGTTTGTTAGACTGAGAACGACACAACCACCATCAGAAGGTTTGGTCTCCTCGATCTGCGATTTAAACAGTTGAACAACCATGTAGAAATCTGCTCGTGTTTCCCTGATTTGGAATACATCTCCAAGTTCAAGATCACCAACACACAAAGATGGTTCGTTTACCTTCAAATCAATCTTCATCTTTAACCTCTATGTTAGTTATGTGGAGATCACTGCGTACTTGGCAAACTTCATCACGATCAAAAGGGATAACCTTTCCAGTGACCACATTAACACAATTTACACCATTTTCTGCGTATCGTGTGTCGGTTCTAATGTAAAGAGTGTCTTTACGCTCAAACAGAACCCCCGGCTTCATGTTATTTAATCGAATCATCGTACGATCAGATTTAATATTAACTTTCACTGTTAATCCACCTTATCAGTAAGTCGAGCATTGTTAATCTTCTTAACAATCACACTATGTCGATCTGCTGAGATCACACCGTTTGAGAGGTTCATGTAGTTTCTACAACCATCTGATTTGTTAAATCTACAGGAAGCCATGTAAAAATCATCAGAGTTCACAAGGAATTGGAACACATCACCTGAATCGAGATCCCCAAGAGTTAGCTTCTTTGGTGGATGGTTCATGTCAATTATCACTGTTAATCTCCTGCTGCTTAGCAATAGCTACTCGCAAGTCTTCATTAGCACGAGCAAGGCGCAACACTTCATGATTGAGATTCTGAAGACGCTTGTTTCTGTCCTCTACTTGCATAATAAGATCGTTGAGTGTTACTTTAACTTTCTCATTATACATCTCATCCACTCGGACTAGGGATTTATACATTCTCTCCCAGCTTGCTGCTTTGTTTCTGAGAACAATAAATCCTATAACGCTGATAGTTAAACAGCTTACAAAAAGGAATTTATATACTTCTAAAGTCATATCATTTTACCCTTTATCAGAGATTAAAAGTAATATTATTTAAGTAAGTTATATTTAGTAAACTTATTTTCTAAGAAATTTTCAAAGGGTCTATATACAGAGCATTACCCATAGTCCCAGAATACTACCATCTTTTTCAATAAATTTACTAAGTGGTTGGTTTATAAAGGAATTTAGTTTGTCAAATCTGGCACTAGTGATTATTCCCTAGAGCTATTATCGAACACTAAATCACCACAATACATAGGATTGGCATACCATTTTGGCACCCCTTCGCTCTTACTCTGAAAGTAAGTCCCACTGTACAGCGGAACATAATTCTTCTTAAGGGCACGTTTAGCTAGCCTCTCGCTTTCTCCAATGGCTTGCTTAGTCATCGGATTTTTATCACGAATCAGCTTTACATAACGTTTATAAGGTTTCTCCTGTTTTAATAGTACCGGAATCCACTCAAACTGGTTCTTTTGTCTTATCACCTGTTCAGCGGTCAGTTTTCGTTGAGCCATTCTATTTATCACGGTATCCGCAACTAAAGCCTTACATGCGGTTGGCTGATTCCCTGCCTCATAATAAATAGTCAATGTCAACATTAGCTGTGCCGTTGTTATCAGAACTTGATACCTCCTGTTTTACGGGCATAAAAAAGCCCCAGCCGTAGCCGGGGTAAACCTGAAAGCAACACATGACCGTTGCTATAAATACACTCGTAAATGCACTTATAGCAACGCAAAAAGCCGCTCAAAGGCGGCTATGCGGAAGCTTCAAATGGGAAGAGGGCACGACGCGACAGAAAGAGCGTCATAGTACTAAAAGAGGGGGATATATTCCTACTACTTAACTCTTGCCTCTTTGATAGGGTCAATGTATTTCCCAACACCCCACTTGTGTTTACTATCTGCGTAGAAAACATCAGGTGCACACTGGCTTGTCTTAGGGAAAGCCTGCGGGTCTTTCGTGCTACCCTTAAACTTCTGTTTACCACGGGTGCGACCATTACAGAAGATTTCTAACTTCTTCTCTTCTTCTGTTTTAGCGCCCCCGCTCTGTAACAAAGAACGTTTATGATCAGCTAACAACAACGCATCAGCACGATGGACACGATGGCCTACACGTTTTGCCACACTAGAAGGGATATGAGATTCAGCTTCAGCCTTTGCAGCACGACGTTTTAAACTGCGCTTGCTGACGTGATTGGTTGCCTTTGGCTTCTCTTTCTCCAGTTCAGAGATAGAAAAACAACGCCCGCCCTTCATGCTGATTTTAGATTTAGCCACAATCTTATTCCTTTCAGTGATAAGTTATATCGGGCAAGCCCATCAAGGCGATAGGCTTGAACAAATAACTTAATCGAGTAAACTAAATGACTTCCAACTGCGTAGCAGGATTGTACCGTCATCCATAGTCACACACAGCTTTAGTAGTTTCTTATTAGCACTGCTTACTGTTGTAATTCGTCCGATTGTGCATTTACCCTTATTACTATAAAGATACACTACACGACGACCTAACAAACGAGAGGGAGCTTTCTTAAACTCTGAAAGATTAGTGATCATTATCCGTAAAACTCCAAATGGTTAGCACGTTTATCTTTAAAGTAGGAGCATTCGATACCCCTTGCTTTTATCTCTTCTTTGCGCTGGTTAGTATGTACAGTATCCCAATGCTCACTATTACGTCGGCGCTGTAGTATCTTACTACATTTGCGATGGTTTCCGGTGCTGCGATGTTTCTCACAAATAGGACACTTACCAAAATTACTACTGAATATCATTTTCTCAATCCTAGCTTACGTAATACACGGCCCAAAATTGTTTCTTGCGTGATGATATAACTAATCGCTTCACGTTCTAACGTCTCAATTTTCATTGGCGACGGATACCATTCACCGGTAAGAATACACTTACATTCAACGCCATACTTTTTAGACAGGCGGTAATGTTGACCGTTACGAAGGTTTCTGTAGATCGTGGTATGTGTAGTTAACATAATCATCACCTTTGATTAGATTCTTTGATGAGCACACTGAATCAATGCACTGATAAAAGAAAAGGCGCTACCCGTTAAGATAGCGCCTTATATTTATTCAAATTGTCTTACTTATGCCGCTTGACGTGCTGCCATAATCTCAGCTGCCTTGCGTAATACTTCTTCTTCTTCTGCTTTCGCCGCTTGTTCAGTACGGGTAGCAACCGTTGAAGAGATACGACCGCGCAGGTTATCTAACTTCTCCTGCATAGCTGAAACAGCTTTTTCCATTTCATCAGCATAGGAGTCTAGAGATTCCAGTTCCTTGCTTGATGCGTTCATCAGATAATCATCGGAGATCGCTACCGTTGAAGCCGTAACTTTCTTGATGAGTGAGTCGAAAGACTTTTTAACCTTCCCAACTTCTTCACTCAAGGCAATAGTGTTATCGCTAGTTGCGCCGTTGCGCTCATCTGCCAGCAATTTAGATTCAATACGGATGGCATTCAAGCGTTCAACCAAAGCGTAAATATCTTGGTTAAAATCTTCCTTGTTTTTCGCCGGAATTTGCAGGTGTGCCGCCACGTTGTCATTGCAACCTTTGTAGAAGTTAGGATTATCCACTTCAATTGCACGACCTAAAGCAAAGTTTTCGAAAGCATTTGACCAGCGAGCGCGGTTTTGTTCCATTTTGGTTTTAATTTGCGCTTCTTTCGCATCTTCTTTCGCTTTCGCTTCACCTTCCAGATTAATCCACTTCTTACGACCGTTCGCCGCATCAGTGTTAAACTTGATAGGAGTTAAGAAAGTGATCGCGGTAGAAATAACATCCATATCGCGGAAACGTTCAGTTAACAGAAAATCAACAGCCGCTTGTAATACGTCCAGCTTCTTACCGTTGCTGCGGAAGTGCTGTAAGTGCCCTAACAGGAAGTTAGAAACATCTTGCTTAATCGCTGCGTTATTGCTGCGGATGTTGTTAGCCAGAGCGTTAAAACCAGATTCGTTAACCAGATTAAAGATTTTAGCCATGATATTCACCTTTCAATTGTAAGGGCGCTATTGCCCCGCTCTCTATGAGCTTGTTTAAGTCACTATTAACTTAACTCTAACCACTCACTTTTTAAGTAGTTACAGGTAAGCGGGGCGGTCTTATCAGGAGTTAACCTTGCCGCCCCCTTATCCGTGATGTTTCATCTGGTATCTTTAATTAGTCGCTATAAATAAAGCCGACCTGATAGCGATGATCAATCATCACAATAAGGCAGTGCGTCCGACTCTAATTAGTTACGTTTATTGTAACCGTCGGCAATATCGTCTACTTTGCTTTCGCTCTCGCCTATCCTTTTGTATTAACTCTCAATCGCTAGTCATCGCCCACTACGGGATACTATTGCGAAAGAGTCATTAACCGTCTAATATTCCGACGTTTTATATCTTTCAGCGAGTTTACTACATAAACCGACTATGTACTTTCATCATAAGACGAATCTCAAGCCGTTCACATCGTAAACGTTCACACTAAACCTTATTGTTAAATAGCAATTTGCCACTTTTTAACCGCTCCCCGCCGCCCTCAATTGGGCGTTAATTTGTCGGACTTGTCTACCCTGATTAACTTCTTTCACTGTAGCGCCTTGTTAGCGATGACCGCCGCTACCCTTAACCGTGGGCGATTAGCTTAAGCCTTTGCGTGCACTCAGTGAATCCGTTTATCAGTGGTGACGTTTCCAGTAAGGGATTGCAAGACTGTTTCCTCTGATAGTTTAGAGAGCCTTACATCGTTTTATCTGGTACGCTTTCCGATGGTTATTATCATCAAGCATATTCAACCGATATAGAAGAACGTTTAAATTGTTAAAGAGCGGTAAATCTATCAGCGTGTTTACTCACGCTATGCAACTGTTAGCCGTTGTCTCGCTTTTCACTTAAGCGGTGATTTGCTTAGTGAGTGCTCATTATGAATCATGTTGTTTTAGCTGTCAACCACTTTTTTAATCTTTTTCGTCGTTCCCATTATCGGGAGGATATACCAATCAGCTTTATTTGATTGGAGATTAAGCGGTGATGCTTAACTTATGATTCATATTGTTAAAGAGCGGTTACTACATTCACAGCTTAACACATCGTGTTAGCTTGTCAACTCTTTCTATCGTCTTCTTTTTCTCTCTCTCCCTCTGTCTCGCGTGAATCTATGCGAAAGGGCAAGACGATCAGTTTTTAAAGAGCGGGGATTTTTTAAGTCATCGCTGACTGAGTGCTCATTATGAATCAGGCTTTTTCCGGTGTCAATACTCTTTTTAAGAATATTTTCACTTTTTAGCCTGATTTTTAAGGAGCGGTTGAAGTCTCTCTCTTCACGGGGTATTGCGTAGTTCCCAACGTTCTCTGCCACCGCGCTATAGGTAGTGGCTTAGTATCCGACAATCAGACCTTCTTCACTCGGTGAAGCCCGGCCCCTCAATTTACTGTTAGTGAGGCGGTTACAGTGTACCTGCTACCGATTCCGTGGTGGCGTCTTACTGCTTGTTGCTTACTGCTTACTACGGGATTCATATTACTATACAGGAAAACCCTGTCAATACCCTTTTTTCAAATTATTTTTCATCTCACTGTTTTCTAAAGGAATTTATTTTATTGTCAGTAGGACACCGGAAGGAATCAGGAGGTAAAAGAGCGGGAGCGCGTGATACATCACAGGAAACGGCTTGTAAAGCAGTAATAAGCGTCCTAAAACGCATCACAACGAGCTAAAAGGGAGTAAGGCATACAATCACCTTAGAAAATAGAAAAGCCTCTTAATGAGGCTTACAGGAAGGATTTAAAGCATCAGATAGATTATGACCATAGGCATGACCACGGCACAATACAGGAGAAAGATTAAGCCTATGGATTTACACATTGACCGTTACCGGATTCTACTTCGTTCATGGACTCATCAAAGAGTGTCAACGATGAGCGCATCAGGTGATCGACCGTGATTTGTTTACCAGTGGTTTCATTTACTAATAGAATAGTTTTACTATCTGATTGCACATGTTCGAAATCATTTACATGTAAAATAATAACTTTAGGTGACTTTTTACCAGTGTCATAATTCTCAATCAAATAGGTGCACTGTAAACCGTCAACCGTAGCAGGGGAAAACGTTGCAGCCCTTACGCTACCCAAAGATGATAGCAGGACACCTAACAGGAGAACAACCAGAAAGAAGCCTACAACCATTTTAACTAAGAATTTAATAAACCACATAGCAATCAACCTTTTAGTTAAAGAACGTAAGAGTAAAGCATATCGGCGACGAATAGCGCCACTGTAGCAACGAATAAACACCGCCAAAAATAATCATTCTTCATCATTGCCTTTACCTTCAAAGAGTGATACTCTAAGCAATTTAATTTCTTCCAGTGACAGAAGAATCCCACGTTGCGCCAGATAATGACCAGCTTTAACATCATCCATAATTAGAGCGACGGCAGGAAATTCTACCGCATTAATATTATCGCCACCAACAAACAAGATCAGACACTTGTCAGAATTGTCAGTATATGAGAAATCAATATCCCCATAGTTATGAGTAGGGATAGTGTAACTATGTTCTTTAGCCATGTATTAATCCTTACTTATTAGCCTTAATGCAGTTGGCTAGATTAACGTGAACAGTATAAACAGCATTATCAGCGTTATTATAAACGGTAGTGGCGATCATCGACTCCTTAACCGGACCATAACTCACTAGATTGGTTACAGCTTTAACGTCTTCATAACGTTGTACAGTACCAAATGTCACCATATCCGCATCATTATCAGTGCGCTTAAGCACCAAATCATTGTTAGGCTGATTATCTAGTGTTTTAGACTGAAAGAGAACGCCTTCATTTGTTACGTTGCTAAACTTCATTTTTAAGACAATAGTATTGCCGTCACTATCCGCACCGTTGCAAATCATCCAACCTTTATTGATGGAACTAGAGAAGACACTAGCCGCATCAGTTGCAGGAGCAGGACTAGCAACAGCCTTATCAGAAAGAGATGTGACCAGTGCACTAACACCGATCGCTGCAACCAGTGCATAACTTGCCAGATTAACAGACTTCATAATCTTACTTGCAACAGTAGGCTTGATTGGCTGTTTCTTGTTTTTCTTGTTCCATGCTTCAACCATGACAGACAAGCGGGATAATTCAGCTTTCACATCACGGCATGACTCAGGCCAATCTTTCTGATTCCAGCTATCTAAATTTGCTTGAATGTAGCAATTAATAGCGTCCTGCATATCGGTAAAACCGTTCTCTTTGAACGTGCTTTCATCTTCACACTGTAAAGCGTTCGCAGTAGAGTTAATGATCAAGCAAGCCAGCATTACAGAGTTTTTGAATCCTTTACGTGCACTTTCGTTTTCCATCCACGCATCAGGACTACCAACGGTTAAGCCTAAAGATGAAAGGTTTTCGTTTGCTTTGTTCAAGTGGTTAATTGCTACTTTAGACATTTGATATTCCTTATGGTTGATGAAAACTACAAACTACAATCGCAACTATATAATAAAGGAAAAGGCTGTCAACCATTTATTTTCTAACTTTCCTATAACTTACTGAAAACTAAAGGAATTTAATTTACTAAACTTTCCATACTCAGAGAATCAGCTTACTGGATATTGTTACTTTATAACACTAATCCTACGGGTAACAGACCAACAGACCAGGGCAAACGGGGAACACACAACCGCAGGATAGACCACGGGGAAACATAGCCAGATAGTGCGGTAGTAATATACCACTTAAATAATTAGTTAACTATTAATAGCATTACTCAAACATCAAAGACCATTCGCTACGCTCATGCACGCTGAAAAAGAAAAGAATAAAAAGAATATAATAACCATCAAACATAATCTTTCCACTTAATTAATACATATATCATTATTGCACTCATAATAACAACTATTGAAACTATTTACACTCAAACTATGGGGGATGGGATGGTTACTATACGGTATTATTAGACCTGTTATTATCACGCCTTAACAGAGTCTAGCCTTTCATCCACTCAGTAAAGGGGAACTAAATAAACGGGTAGGTAATGTAATAGATGACATATACGGGGAAAGAATAACGGGGAGTAGGCACGGGGAAGGTTAGAACGTGGGAGGAGGTGTAAAGGCATTGCCAATAACCCTTTTTTAAATGAGGACTCCCCCTTTTTAGGAATTCGTCGCAGAGCGCCTAGCCCCACTCGGTCAAATCAGAATTTTAAACTCTTATATATAAGGTTGAAAGAGAACTTATGTGGAAAATTAAGTTAATCATTAAGCAATTCAAATGTGATCATGAGTACTATCGGATACGCAAAGCTTACGGGGATGAAAGAGTTCACTCCCTTTATAAGTCCACTTGGAGATGTAGTGAATGTGGTAAGCTTAAGCACAGCACATGGATGGATAGGCCTTAACGTGACATGGCCTTTATGGGGGTGCCTTAATGTGAAGTCCCTTTTATGTTTTAACTTTTATCAGAGGGATGTATGACTGAAGATGAATATGGTAGCTTCTCTGAAGAAGACTACGAAAATGAATACAGGTATACTCACGGGTGTTAATGTGAGGTGGCCTTTACGGGTTAGATAGCCATCAAAGATGACGATATGACTAGCCCTTTATACTTTACTCAGAGGACAAAAGTATGGGATGGTTCCTGTTGGTTTTAATTCTTTTTACCACTGTTCCTATTGTTGCTGTGTTTGGTTGCATAGCCGCTGACTTATTAGGAATAAAGAAAGGAGATGATTTATGAGGTTGGATTTAAGAGGTTGTACTAGGTCAGTTATATTGTTCAGAGGTTATGCTATCAAGATTCCTACTTTTAAATCTTGGAAGCTTTTCTTAAAAGGGATTCTTGCTAATCTACAAGAGAGACATTTCTCTGAGATGAAAGACCCCAACCTTTGTCCTGTAGTCTTCTCTGATAAGTTAGGTTTCTTAGTAATAATGAAGAGGTGTAAAGAGGTTGAGCACATAGGATTGTGGATGGCAGAGATTCACACCTTGAAAGGTTCCCTTCCTAAAGAATTTTACCTGTCAGATCTTAAGCCAGAAAATTATGGATACCTAGGCGGGCGGTTGGTTAAATTAGATTATGGAGATTGATCATGAATTTAATACTAGACTTTTTATCAGAGTTGGTGCCTCGGTTCAGAACAGAAACTTGTGCCTTTGTTAAGATATCCCCTGAAGAATTAGAATGCATCGGTCGTCTGGTTGACTTGGATGATGATGAAGAATTTGATGCAACGATGGAAGTTAGTAGCCTAGGATGGTTATTCTTCCGAGCGTTCACCACTATCAAACCACACACTTATAAGGAATATTAATTTATGTTAGACTTAATCCACACTACTCGCCCTAATTCTAAAACTAAAACACAACCATCTACTCTGGAAGTAGTTGAATATGAATCTACTAAACATGACCACCTCCCTGACTATGCTCGTGCAATGATTGAGATGATTGAAGAAGCTGAATATGAAATGCTCCATGATTACATTACCTCCAAAGATGAATGGCATCGTGATGTTCGAATAGAAGAGGATGGTACAGAAACAATTACGTGGATTCACAAGAGTGAGCTAGTAGACGACGCACTGCGAGACTACGAAAAATTTTTGGTCGACGGCTCTATTCTTTTAGAGGAAGGGAAGGGTGCAGAACTTCCGTGGGAAGGCGAGACGATTGCTCTTGGTAAGATGTTTAACCTGTCCGTTGGTGATTGTAAGTAATATTTGCCTCCGTTGGGAGGCTTTTTGTGTTGTTGATAATGTAGAAGGAGTATAAAATGTTTGGAGAAAACGGAGAACTCACGCCTGCACAGGTAGCTGAGATTACAGGAAGATTACCCGGAGTAACGGAAGAACTTGAAGGCCGTGGTATGAACCCAAGCAATGGGAAGTTTCAAAAGGGGAATAAATTCGGACGACCCAAAGGTAGTAGAGGTAAACTGACACAATTAATGTTGGACCGTGTTGCTGCAAGTCATTTGTCTCCTGATGAAGTGTTAATTCAAATTTACGAAGATCCTAATATTCCACCTGATCTTAGATTCAAGGCTGCATCAAAAGTTGCAGATCTGGTATATCCTAAGGCGGCCTCCGTTGAAGTTAAGATTGAGGAAGAGAATGTAATCAACGAAGAATCATTGAATGCACAAATCAAGGACTTCTTGACTGGAGCACTTGGTATCGACGTTATGCCTCCAGAAGAAGACAACTCTGAGGACGCTGAAAAGGGGGAGGAAGCGGACGAGAGTTAAGTAAAGGAAAGAAGGGGAGGTTCTTTGACGAAGGGACTTTCCCTTTTCTATTTTTAAACTGGAGGAAGTATGTCACTAGATAAACAAATTTATGAAGCTCTAACTGGTAACAATCTTAGTGTAGATGAAAAGAAAGCACTATTGAATATGTTGAAAGAGCGTGACCAATGGAGGAAGTATAATAGGATTTTGTCTTTCAAGGCGTATGACTTCCAAAAGAAATTTTATGCAGCAGGATTGAAGCATAGGTTCAGGTTTCTCTGTGCGGCTAACCGAGTTGGGAAAAGTTACAGTGAAGCGTACGAATTCGCATGCCACGTTACCGGAAGATATCCAACATGGTGGACCGGTCATAAGTTTAAGAGGCCAATACTTGCGTGGGCTGTAGGGATTACAGGGGACTCAACAAGGAAAGTATTGCAAAAAGAATTATTTGGTACACCAATTGGAAAGGACACTAATCTGCTAGGTACTGGAGTTATTCCACGAGATGCAATAGTAATAGATACTATAGAAAGGGATGGTAATAAGCTACAGATAGTACAGATTAAGCACCAGAATGAAAGGGGTGAGTTTGATGGATTAAGTACGTTAGAATTTCGATCAACACAACAGGGTGAACATACACTGATGGGTGCTACTGTTGATTATATATGGCTGGATGAAGAGGATTGTATATAACATAGCTAGAAGTGTTGGTCCTCTATAAACTCGGTGAATTGCTGGAACCTCTGACCCTTAAGTGGAAGACAATCAGCAGCGAAGATAATGTATAACTTACTCATGATACATTATAACGTTCAACGACTATCGAAAGCATAGCCCGTATGGGTGAAGAAGCAAGTAGAGTAGATACCAAGTGGTATCGAAGTGCCGAGCAAAACTAAGGAGTGATACATTGGGTAGACCTAACAAATCATTAGATTCAACCAAAACATGTTCAGTGTGCTCTGTAACAAAAGACATAGAATCTTTTGCAATAAGAACAAGAGCAATATCCACTGGAGAGGTTAGAATCTACCGTAAGTCTCAATGCAAAGAGTGCATGGCTGAGATGAGAAGGGATTGGGGTAAGAATAATCCAGATAAGATTCGTGAGAATAATAATTCTCCAAATAAGAGAGCTTGCGATAATGCAAGACGGGCTGGATTAGAAACTGCTTCTATTATCAGAGATGATGAGTATAATAAATTTGTTATGGAAGAAATGTATGAACTTCGAAATCTTAGAACAAAGGAAACTGGATTTCAATGGCATGTAGATCACATAATCCCTTTAAAAGGTAATAACGTATGTGGTTTTCATGTCTGGTATAACTTGCAGGTAGTTCCTGCTGTTTTCAACCTATCTAAGAGTAATAGTTTTGATGATATAGTCTGCTCTGCATGGAAACATGCAGCTGGAGAAATCCGGGATGAGATTAACGATCTTGTCTGAACAACACGCCATATGAGTCTATGGCTATATTCGCACAGTGCGTCACACGTACACTCACAACTAAAGGTCTAGTTACAATTACAGCTACACCAGAGAACGGTTTAACTGAACTGGTAGATAAATTTATGAAAGGTGAAGGGGATGAGAACACAGGTTCTCTATATTTCCAGAATGCTTCTTGGTGGGATGCTCATGCAGACCTAGGTGGACATATCACTGACCAAGATATAAAAGATATGACTGAAGGTATTCCAGCGTGGCAGTTAGAGATGCGTTCGAAAGGTATGCCATTGTTAGGAAGTGGTTTGATATATGATGTATCGGATGACACAATTAAATGTGAACCATTCGAAATTCCTGATACGTGGAAACGTGTCTGTGCAATTGATATTGGTATTGATCACCCAACTGCTGCTGTTTGGACAGCTTACGATGCAAACACGGATACTGTCTATGTTTACGACTCATATAAAGAAGGTGGCTTTACTCCAGTGTATCATGCTCCAGCTATTAATGGTCGTGGTCAGTGGATTCCTGTCATCCTACCGCATGATGCGGACAATATTGAGAAAGGTAGTGGATCATCTGTTGCTCAATTCTATAAGAATGCAGGAGTTAATGTACAGAGTGAGACCTTCTACAACAAAATTGGAATGGATGGTAAAAAGAACTTCTTTGTAGAACCCGGAATCACAGATATCCGAGAAAGAATGATGAGTGGACGCTTTAAAATCTTTAACACAGCTGCTAACGCTAAGCTATTCGAAGAGAAAGCTAGATATCACCGCAAGGTTGGTAAGATTATTAAAGAACATGATGACTTAATGGATGCAATGCGCTATTCAGCGTGCTCTGTTACACATCGTGGTCGCTCTAAGCATGACGTTAGCTACGGAAGTGCTTCTCTGTATGAGGCAAACGTAAGCAGATGGAATCAGAGTTACTAAAGTAAGGGGGAGGTTTGTCCTCCCTTCTTTTATTTAAGCTATCAACCGAGGGAGAGAATCGATGGCTAAGCAAAAATATAGTGAAGAGGTGTTGGACGAGTTACGTGTTGACCTTCAACGTCGTTTTAATTACGCTCAAGGCTACGTGGACATGGCTGTTAAGGGCTATGCTCGTGAAGCTTGGGAATATTTCTATGGTAACTTACCTGCACCAGTAACTGCTGGCAGCTCTAGTTGGGTAGATCGTACTGTTTGGGAATCTGTTAACGGTACATTGCAAGATATTATTAACGTATTCTGTTCTGGTGATGAAGCAGTTACTTTCGTAGCTGACAACCAACAGGATTCTGATGCTGCTGATGTAGCAACTAAATTAGTCAACCAAATTCTTCTGCGTGACAATCCGGGATACAATATTATCTCTTCTGCTGCACAAGAATGTCTGGTTACTCGTAACTCTTTTATCAAATATTATTGGGATGAGCACACTTCTACTCAAACTGAAGAAGCTGAAGGTGTACCACCGGAAGCATTGGCTGCATATGTTCAGGGATTAGAAGCTGGTGGACTCAAGAATCTGGAAATCTTCACTGAAGATAATGAAGACGGTACAGTAGATGTTAAAGTTACTTATGAACAAACTGTTAAACGTGTGAAAGTTGAATATGTTCCTTCAGAGCAAATCTTTGTTGATGAACATGCTACCTCTTTTGCAGATGCACAATACTTCTGTCATCGTGTACGTCGTTCTAAAGAAGATCTGGTTGCTATGGGCTTCCCTAAAGATGAGATTGAAGCATTCAACGACTGGACAGACACGATGGACACCACTCAATCTACAGTTGCTTGGTCTCGTACTGACTGGCGTCAGGATATTGATGCTGATATTGGTACAGATACCGAAGATATCGCTTCTATGGTTTGGGTTTATGAGCACTACATCCGTACTGGTGTTCTAGATAAGAATAAAGAGTCTAAACTCTATCAGGTTATTCAAGCTGGTGAGCATATCCTTCACACTGAAGAAGTAACTCACATTCCGTTTGTAACCTTCTGCCCGTATCCGATTCCGGGTTCCTTCTATGGTCAATCGGTCTATGACATTACGAAAGATATTCAAGATTTACGTACCGCGTTAGTTCGTGGTTATATTGATAACGTCAACAATGCTAACTATGGTCGATACAAAGCTCTTGTTGGTGCATACGATCGTCGCTCTCTGCTTGATAACCGTCCCGGTGGAGTGGTTGAAATGGAACGTCAGGACGCTATTGACCTGTTCCCATACCATAACCTACCTCAAGGTATTGACGGCCTCCTAGGCATGTCTGAGGAGCTTAAAGAGACACGTACAGGTGTAACCAAACTAGGCATGGGTATCAACCCTGATGTGTTTAAGAATGATAACGCTTATGCAACCGTAGGCTTGATGATGAATGCTGCACAGAACCGTCTCCGTATGGTATGTCGTAACATTGCTCACAATGGTATGGTTGAATTGATGCGTGGTATTTACAGTCTTATCAGAGAAAACGGTGAAGTTCCTATTGAGGTACAAACACCTCGTGGTATGGTTCAGGTTAACCCTAAACAATTACCAGCTCGTCATAATCTTCAAGTTGTTGTAGCTATCTCTCCTAATGAGAAAGCAGAACGTGCACAGAAACTGATTAGCTTGAAACAGCTGATTGCAGCAGATGCACAGTTAGCACCTCTCTTTGGTTTGGAGCAAGATCGTTACATGACTGCACAGATCTTTGAGTTGATGGGTATTAAGGACACTCACAAATACCTTCTGCCTCTGGAACAGTATCAGCCTCCAGAACCTTCTCCGATGGAAATCCTCCAGCTCGAGATGACTAAAGCACAGGTTGAGAACGTACAGGCTTCTTCTCAGAAGATGATTGCTGATGCATTCGACCAACGTGAACGTACTACATTTGAACAGCAGAAAGCTGCGGATGAATTGAGTCTGCGTCAGGAAGAGTTGCAGTTCAAGCAAGAAAATGCAGCAGATGTTATGACTCTGGAAAACCGTAAAGAAGATAACAGCGCTACTCTGGAACAAGCTAAGCACAAGTTAGCTCTTATGCAACAGCAGGTCCGTCAATATGAATCTGTACTGAAAGAGTTGCAGATGGTTATGGAACATCAGGTTGACCAAGAGAAGCTTAATGAACAATCACGCATTCAAAACAAGACTTTGGAACTCCAAAAGAAAGAAGCTAATGTAACTAAGAAAGAGCAACAAGCTTCTCTCAAAGATTCACGGATTCCAGGCAAACGTCTTGGAAGTAAAAAGTAAGGACGTCGAATGAACATTAGGCATCAATTCAATAAAGAGCACGCCGCCGCTTTGGCGGCTCTCAATCTTAACGGCAGTCTTGACGCAGCATTAGAGGCATTGAAAGAAAGACTCATGACAGAGATAGTTCAAACAGAACCTCATGAGAATAAGAAACGCGAAGATTGTTATCAAAAGTATAAAATGGTGGGTAGCTTAAAAGAGGTCATAAAAGCTGCTATCAATAGTGCAGGAGATGTTTCATAATGCCACAAGATAATTATATTGACCCGAACGATTTTAAATCTTTCCTCCAACTGGATGACCTGAAAGGTTCTTTCAAAGAAGAACTCGGTCGATTAGAATCTGAACAAGAACCAGAAGTGGACATTGACGATGAGTTCCCGGAAAAAGACGGTGACGATTTCGACTTTGATACCGACCTTCTCGGTGAAAGCGATGAGCTTAAGTTCGAAGATGAAGATGGTTGGGAAGATCGTGAAGAGGAAGGCGAAGTCGAAGAAGATGAGGAAGAATTTGATGAATCAGATGAAAACTCTGAAGCAGATGAGGACGACTCAAGCGATGCAGGATATGAAGATGATTCTGCTGACGGTGAAGGTGAAGTCTTTGATGTAGACTACGAAACCGTTATCACCCTTCCTGATGGACGTGAGATGACTATTGAAGAACTTTCTAATGGCTATCTTACTGGTGCTGATATGACAGAACGAGAATCAACTCTTCAGCGTCATATGGAAGCATTTGAGGAACGTGTAGTAGGTTTGAAGGATGTATTAGAACTAGCGTCTTTAGAAGCAGACCGAGTAATTGAAGATTATAACGGTTTTGATTGGGACAAGCTTGCAGTAGAAGATCCTCAAGCATATGTTGAAAACAAACGTTTCCTAGAGAAGTACACAGCTCGCCGTCAACAGCTTGAACAGGCTCAGGTCCGTGTTAAGCAGGAAGCAGCAGCTAAAGAACAGGAAGCTTTCCAAGCCAAGAGCATTGAATGTGTTAATATTCTGAAACGTGAGATTCCAAATTGGGATGAAAACTTATATCAAAACTTAATGCAATACGCAATTGACTTAGGTGCTACTGAAGAAGAAGTATTGAAGGAAAACCGTCCGTCTATTTTCCTAGCTCTCCATAAAGCATACCAATTTGATAAAGGTAAGCAACAGGTGATGGCTAAGATTAAACGTCCCGGTGCTCCACGCAAGGTTGTGAAGTCTGATGCTGCAAAGTCTCGCACTTCCAATAAGCCCGACAACGCTAAGGTTGCCAAGGCATTCGCAGAGGGTCGCGTTAGTCACGAAGACGCATTCAAATTCCTCGTAGATTAATCGACAAATTAATTATTAATAGTATAGGAGCTAACATAACATGGCTAATCCAACTTTATTTGTATCGTATGACCAGAATGGTAAAAAACTTTCTTTTGCTAACTGGATTTCTGTTCTGTCCCCTCAGGATACCCCGTTCGTATCCATGACCGGTAAAGAGTCTATCAACCAGACTATCTTTAGCTGGCAGACCGATGCACTGGCAAGCGTTGACGGTAATAACGCACACGTCGAAGGCTCTCGTGCTGAAGACGGCGAAATGAAACCGACTGTTATCAAGTCTAACGTTACTCAGATTCTGCGTAAGGTTGTTCGTGTTTCTGATACTGCTAACACCACCGCTAACTACGGTCGTGGTCGTGAACTGATGTATCAGCTGGAGAAGAAAGGTAAAGAGATCAAGCGTGACCTCGAGAAAATCCTTCTGTCCGGTCAGGCTCGTACCGACGTTCTGGCTGACCAGTACCTGACTAACTCTGCAACTGATCCTGCTGTTGTTGGTCTGAATGACACCCATGCAGCTCGTAAGACTGGTGCATTCCAGTTCCTGTGTGCTCACGGTGGTCTGGCTGGTGGTGTTGTTGACAAGACCAAGAATGGTCCTGCTGACCCGGATACTGGTGCAGTAACTGTTAAAGTTGCACAGAATGCTTCTAACCTGACCACTAACATTGGTTTCGACGAAGCTGATATCTTTGATATGACTCTGCAACTGTATACCGCTGGTTCTGAAGCAGATATCATCATGATTAACCCGGCTCATGCTAAGATCTTCGCTGGTCTGCAAGAAAATACTCAGGGTTCACGTAAGCGTATCTTTGAGAACACCAAGCAGTTCATCTACGAAGTTAACAGCATCACTGACCCGCTGGGTCAGAGCTACAAAATCATCGTTAACCGTTGGATGCCTACCGATGCAGTTTACTTCTTCCGTAGCGCTGACTGGACTCAGATGGTTCTCCGTGCTCCGAAACGTACTGAACTGGCTAAGGACGGTTCTTACGAGAAGTGGATGATTGAAATGGAAGTTGGTCTGCGTCACCGCAACCCATATGCTTCCGGCGTTCTGTTCACTGCTGCGGGAAAGGTGGCGGCGTAACAGTAGACAGTGTGACTGTTAGCCCTGCGTCTTTAGCAAGTCTAGAGACAGGGGCTACTCGGCAGTTCACTGCAAGCGCGGAGAAAAGTGATGGTTCTACCGAAACAACTGGCTTTACTTGGTCAGTGACAGGAGGTGGTTCTATCACTCAGTCGGGTTTGTATACTGCTCCGAGTGCGTCTCAATCCACTGATGTATCCATTACTGCAACTTTAGAAGGTGTTTCTGGTACAGCAACCATTTCTGAAATTGTTGCTCCTGCTCCTACTATTGTGAGTCGTGGGCCAATTACAGGTAAAGTAGGTGGTACTACCACTAACTTCAACACCATGTTTACTGTAACTAATTCTATTGCTGATGATTATACACTTGTTGTAACTCCCGCAGAAGCTGGTACAATAAGCGCTAATAATTCGTTAAAATTAGATGCTGCTGCAAGTGGCGAAGTTACTGTTCAAGCTAGTTTGACAGCCACTCCGTCTATCAATGCAACATGCACTTTTACTGGTGTAACACCTGCTTAAAACTAGACCCTGCCTTCGGGCGGGGTTTTTCGTTTTAAGACCTATACAAGCTAGTGTGTAATGTATATTCTTTGTCTACATATAACAAGGAGGACAACCTATGGCAATGCCAGACGTTCAAAACCCAATCAATACCTACGGATGGCTTAAGAAGGCTGTGTCCCTCTGGGCTGACCGTGATGACTCTGAATTTATCAATCAAATTCCAAACTTTATTAATTTTGCAGAGAAAGAGATTTATCGTAACTTACGTATTCCTCCTCTGGAAAAAGAAGTCTATCTAGGGATTAAAGATGGTATAGCTTATATTCCACCAGATTATCTAGAGGCTCAATGGATGATGAGAGCTGTGGATGGTTCAATATTTCAAGTGACTTCTCCAGAAGAGATAAGCTATCGAAGACAGCATGGGGCTATTAACTCTTCACATTGGAATAACCAACCTGTTAATTTTGCACGGTTTGGAGCACGCTTCTTATTCTACCCTAGAATCAATGCAGATGTTCCACATTACCCTGATGATGGTAGTCCGATTGTTCCAGCAGAGAACTCCGTAATTTTAAGCTATTATGCAGATCCTCCGGAGTTTCATGAAGATGGTGATACAAGTGCGATTCTCACTATTGCACCAGAACTTCTTTTGTATTTTACTCTGAGGCATGCATGTTTATTTGTTCAAGATGATAATGGGGTTCAAAAGTGGTCTGCTTTAGGTAAGGCTATTCTTGATGAGCTAGTAGAACAAAGTAAGAAACAAGAATACTCTGGTTCTCCAATTGCTATACCTAATAACATGTCTAGGCTCCAGAGCAGCTTGCCAGATGTTTATGGAATACGTACCTCACGAATATAAGGAGATTTTATGATCAGTTATAACAACTCAGCACCTACATCTGTTAACAACGTAGGTCAGTTTGGTGCTACGGAAGGTTCTATTGGTGCTTATAAGTCAGCAGCTGAGTATGCGGCTGATGCTAAATATTGGGCGCTTCTCTCACAGACTAAGTATTCATCTGTAGAAGATATTCTAGCCGAAGTGGAACGTCTTTATGCTCAAGGACAGTTACTTGAGAGTGATATTAAACAGCTTAGAGATGACTTTGAAGCACAGGAACAAGTACTCTTAGGTTTGATTCAATCCACAGGGACTGCAATTGACAATACCAATGCAGCTACAGAACTATCTAGAGAAGCTACACAAGAAGTACTTGCTCAGTTAGATATCATCTCTAACATGACAGTTCAGACTGCACTACTCCCTCCGGGAAGCTTAGCAACTGGTTCCTATGATAACTCAACAGGCGTCTTTACTTTTGGTATTCCAGAAGGGCAACCCGGCCGTGATGGTACTGATGGAACAGTTAGCGATATTGGAAATGTTCCCGTTGGTGTTCCAGTTGTTGATGACTATGGATTCTATGTAGACAAGGACGACGGTGGGTTATACAGAGCTAATATGTCAGATATTGCCAATCTTGTTCCTTCTATCAGATCTATCTCTATCAATGGCGGCGCTGAGCAAACAGGTTCAGTGGTTTTTGATTCTGTCTCCACATTCAATGGACGTAAGGGTGCTGTAGTTCCTGCTACTGGAGACTACACAGCTGCTCAAGTGGGAGCTTTTAGTGTAACTAATAACCTATCCGAAATAACCGACACAAGTGCAGCTATTACAAATATTGGACTCGCTGAGTATGGGATTGGTAGCCCTACCTTAACCACAGTGGAGGCTCTGGACTGGCAAACATTTAATTTTGTCAATGGAGGTAACTATTCAACATTAATGTCGAATATTACAAATGCCCCTGCTGAGATAGCATATCCTGCCAATTTTGGGTTATATATTGAAGTCATTGGCGTACTTACAGGAGGAGGTGAGGTACGAGTGGTGCCACGGACAAACAATAATAACTACTACTCAGTTTTCTCTGTAAGGTGGACTGGAATAGTTGGTTCCCGAGTATTTACAGTACGAGAAGAGCTGTCTTCCGCTCGCCCTGTGACTATCTCTCAGGGTGGCACTGGATCTACTTCAGCAGAGAATGCTCGACTAGCTCTAGTTGCTGCAAAGAGTGGAGATAACTCTGATATCACCTCTATGACTAACAAGGTTACTTTCACACAACCTCCAGTGGTTCCCGATGCTGTAGATGATAATAATGCAGTTACTTTGAGACAATTGCGTAATAGTAGCGATTCTGATGGAGTCATAGCTAACAAACAAGCCATTGCCCGTAAGTTTGGTGTTGAGCAATCAGAGGTTGTTTACTTCTCCGCAGGAGCTGCACTAAGCGGCTATAAAGTCATCTATGACAAAGAGTCACAGAAGGCTTATTCTTTACCTACTGACCTTGATTCAGATGTTACTGCTATTAGTCTTAGTACTGCTGGGGTGCTAGTTCATTCTGCTGGTAATGTGGACTTGGGTGGATTAGCAGTTACTCGTGAAGAGTATGTTACTTTACCAGGTTCATTTTCTACCGGGGTAACTGTTAATACTAAGAACGAGTTGGTTGTGTTTACTGATGGTAAATATCGTTGGGAAGGTACTTTACCTAAAGTGGTTGCTGCTGGTTCAACTCCTGCATCAACGGGGGGTGTTGGTTCTGGTGCTTGGGTCAGTGTTGGTGTTATTTCACTAAGAACAACGATTTCTTCCACTACAGGTTCCACACTAGTTGGATATAAATATAAGTTGGAAAATTCTGCAAGTATCCGTAATGTTGCTGATGTTCTAAATGAACGGGTCAGTCTTTGGGATTTCCACTGTGACTCATCGGGTAATATTATTCAGCCGGGACCTTCCATTGACAGTCGCCCGTATTTGCAGAATGCAATTGATTTTGTTAGTTCTGTTGGTGGGGGTACTTTACTCATTCCTCAGGGTTACACTTGGTATCTGAATAGCATTAGCACAGGCCCCGTCTCTGGGCATAGCGGACTCATCCAGCTTAAGAGCAATGTAAGCATCAAGCTGGACGGCACAGTTAAAGTAGGTCCTGCCTTAGCTAACAGTTCCTTCCAAGTCTTCGTGGGATTCACTGATGGTAATCCAGCTAACTCTGGTAACCTAGATAACTGCCATATATTTGGTGAAGGTAGTATTGACTTCGGGGGTTATGACTTCGCTGACGCAGGTCACTTGCGTAATGGTATCGCGTTTGGTAAGGGGTACAACTGTTCAGTAGACGGTATTACGTTCGTTAACGGTGACGTTACATGGGGTATAACTCTTGGATGGAACGGTTACGGTTCAGACTCGCACGTCCGCAACTGCCGCTTCATTAACCTTATCCAGAGTGAAGTTAACCGTGACCATAGTACTGTTTACGTTAACTGCCCATTCAGTGGAGTTAGCAACTGCACATTCCGTGCAAGCTCTGCGCGTGCCAAGGTAATTGCGTGTACGGTGGAACTGCATCAGCAGAACACCTACTACCGCAACAGTATCATCTCAGGTTATACACGTGGATGTTATGTAGCCCTGCATGGTGCTGAGTCTGCTGGTGCAGGTGCCTATCTGTATAATGCCGAAGTATCTGGGGTCATCGGAGATATCTCTGGTCAGGCTGTCATATTAGCGGCAGGCCCAGATGATACAGCTACTACATACATTAATGGTCTTACGGTATCTAACTGTCGATTCACTGCTGGAAACCACCCGGGTATGTGCAGCTTCATCGACTTCTTCCAAGACGATAACTCTGACTCAAGTCAGTACCGCATCAATCACGTTACGGTTAAAGGGTGCAGCTTCATTGTCGATAGGGGCCGTTCTCTTAGTGCAGCCATTACCCTGAACGGTAGCATTCAAGGCATCACCTTCCAGGATAACTTCTTCGATGTTAAGCAGGCTATGGTATCAGAACTCCCTAGCGGACGCACTGTACAGTTAGAACGCTTTAACTGGGATGCCAGCAATATCATCGGCGACGATAACACTGGTACTCGTACTGGCCTGAACCTGTTTGAGACTCAGAGAGTATCCAGTATGTCGCGCTGTAACATTCAGGTGCATATGCGACAGCCTAGTTCGGACCTGTACTGCTTTATGTATTTCAGGCCAAATGATACAACATTCAGTGACTGTACCTTTGAGGTATTGCCATATAATTGGTCTTGTACATCTGGTAATCCTATATTTTTTGGCAGTACAGGCGTCCCAGCGTCTGGAATGCGCGTCAGGTTTCCTAAACAAATTTCGTTCACGTTGTCAGCCGGGAGTAACGTCCAACGCGTTACTGCTTCGGGAAGTTATGCTTGGGTGGCCCGGGCGGATGCTCTTGACCCCCGCAGTATTTCTGGGCAATTTGATGCTCCCGCATCATATACGGGGGCAAATAACGGGCAGTTGGTAGGTCTAGGCTGGCAGCTTGACGGTATAGAGCATGTTTATGATCATAATGTGTATCTTCAGAATTTCAACTGATAATATAAAAACCCCGCTTCGGCGGGGGTTTAGTAGTAAGTGTGTTCAAGAAGTAATGAAACTAGTATATCACAAAAGGAATACACATAGGAGATATGAAGATGAAAATGATGAAACAAATCAGTTATGGATTAGCTTGTGTTGCTACTGGTTTTGCTGTGTCAGTGGCTGTTCCTGTTAACGCAGTGCATCCTCTGGCAACGCAACCTGCACCAGTTGAGAAATTGAGTGCATCCTGTAAGCAGCGTACAATTCAAAATAATCTTGTGGTTATTTGTCCGGACTCTGATTCTAGTGCTCTGAGAAATATGCTTCAGTAATTTAGGGCTGGCTAGAAAGGGAGGTGAAAGATGGATAATGTCGCATTGCCGCCGATACAACGGAGCTTAAGCCCAGAAGGGATGGAATTCATCATGAAGCATGAAGGCATGAGAACTCGTGCTTACCAAGATTCCGCAGGTATCTGGACAATATGTGTTGGGGCTACGCGCGATATGAATGGGTATCCAGTTAGACAAGGATTAACGTATTCTATAGAGGATTGTCTAGCTCTGCTAGATAGAGACACACAAGACTCTGTTCGTGCTACTCAAAAGAACATAAAGGTTCCTTTACTAATGCATGAGTTTGATGCACTCACTTCTTTCAACTTCAATGTTGGCAGTGGGGCTTTGAGCACATCTAAGTTAAGGAAGGTTATCAATGGAGAAGTGAAAGGAGATGTTTATTCAGAATTTCTTCGTTGGGATAAAATCACGGTTAAAGGGGAGAAACGGAGAAGTCAGGGTCTTCATAACAGAAGGGTTGCAGAAGCCGATCTTTATACCGAAGCTAAATATTAATGGAGGTGCCTCTTGGCTATTGAAACTAATGCGGTAGTAGTTACCGACTTAAACCCTCTCTATCCTCGTGATAGAGATTATATTTATGAGGGTGCAGCTCAGCTGCGCCTAGTTAAACAGGTGTTACAAAACACTTTTCCTAATCTGACAGAGCCTATGACTGTTGATTCTGATACTCTAGCCGCCATCTCTGACAAAATCTCTTTTGCTGGAGATTATATGGACGTTGGCGGTCTTATGATTAAGAATGGTACAGCGGGTACTGGTAATAATGACTTTACCACCAAAGCTCAAATGGAATCTTTTATGCTCAACTGGATGCAAAACAAGATCTATAGGGTTGGCTCTTATTACATCACTGAGGAAGACATTAACCCGGGAGATTCTACATCTTTAGGATTCGGTATATGGACAGCTGTTACTGGTGTTATCATGGGTGCTGGGGTTGTGAACCCTGATGGAACAGTTCCTAATGCTCAACGTGTGGAATTTACTGCTGGTGCTACCGGTGGTCGTGTTTACAATACAGTTAAGACAGAGAACCTGCCTTTAACTACAATCTCTGGTTCTAGTTTCTCTCTTTCTAATTACACACACTCCCACACAACAACGTTTGGACGGGGGGATGCTAGTGGTCATAACAGCTCACCTAACTGGTACAGCCCGGGTAGTGGATATTCTGCTGTTACAAGTTCTGATACTCACACCCACTCTATCACGGGCAGTGCAACATTTGGTTATGATGACGTATCTCGTCAACCTATAAATACGTTACCACCTTTCCGTGCAGCATATATCTGGAGACGTATTAGTTAAGGAGGAAGTATGGCTCTCTACCCAATAAAATCTTTGGGTGCGGTTGGTGTTATTGCCGACCAATCTCCTACGGATCTGGCTCCTAATGCATTTACCAATGCAATCAACGCTCGGTTTGTAGAACAACGTGTTTTTAAAACGGGGGGCTCTGCCCCTCTTTCTTACGTCGAGAGTGATAAAGAAATAAAACCATTATCATTCACTTCAATGCCTTTTGACTACTTCAGTGCTAACAATAGTTTCTTACTGGTAGGTACAGATAAGAGTATTTTTAGATTAAATAATGAATCTATGGTTGATGTTAGTCGAAGAGTGGCTACAGTCACCAAAAAAGCCGTGTCTTATATTAAGATAAATCCTGTATTAACAGAGATTGTCCCTAAAGAAACATCTGTCATTATGAATTTTAATGAAAGCAAGGTTCTCGAGGTATCTCTTCTTCCAGAGGGTGTTACTACTCCATCTCTTGTGTGGGAGGTTAGTAACCCTTCTTATGGCTCAATACTAGTTGATCCTGATGACAGTAAGAAAGCTACATTGAGTGTCTTGTCTAATGAGGGAAGTTTCACTGTCACTGTCTCCAATGAAGATGAATCTGTGACTGCCAGTATTTCTATAAAGGTAGTTGATTCAGATTCTGGTATCTTCCTTAATCGAGACTCTGTCCAACTCCGGAAAGGTGGAACAACCACACTTACAGCAACAACAAGTAAGACCCCTCTGACGTGGACTTCTTCTAACCCAGCTATTATCTCTGTATCACCTAATGGGGATACTACTACGGCTGTACTTACTGCTCAGGGGGTTGGAAACGCTCTTATTACTGTAAGCAACGGTTCCAAAACCTCAGAATGCTCTGTTATCGTTATTAATCAGATTGACAGTATCTCTTTGAGCCAAACAGATTTACAAATTAACCGAGGGACGTCTTATGTCCTATACGCTAGTCTAACTCCATCAAATGCTGCAAATCAGAAGATAACTTGGACTTCTTCTAACCCCAATATTGCCACTGTTTCAGGAACGGGTCTTCAAGGCACTGTTTCTGGTCTCACAGCCGGGTATACAGTTATAACAGCAACTACTGAAGAAGGTGAAAGGACAGCCACCTGTACTGTTAGGGTTGATTTATCAAGCAGGATGCTTTTTGCTGCTGCATCAGTTCCTTCTGAAGAACCAAGTTCTATGAATTCAGATATTGACACTTCGGCTATGTCAGAGGGAAACTCTTTTTATGACTACTCTATGGTTGATGGTGTCGAAGCCTATTCCATAAACGAAGTCATGTCAAGATCTACTCAACTCGAAACACTAACTTTAGACATTGTGGATACTGAAATTAATGTTGGAGACGAGCTAGTGATAACCGCAACAGCGGCCCCTGAAGGGGATTACCTTTATACTTGGGTTGTTGATCAACCGGGGTATATATCTTCAACTTCTACTACAGATTCTTCTTTTACTTTAACTGCTATTAAGACTGGTAAGGTGAAAATAACCTGCACTGCTAGTCAAGTGGCCCAGAGGGATTATGAAGCTTTTGAGGAGTACCCTTGGTATAATACGATTATTTCTAACTGCGCTGTATTCACTACTCACTATGAAACTCCTCAGGTAAAAGAGTTTGCCTCTGAGTATTTCACAGATCTTCCGGGGTGGGGAGAACAGACGATAGTTGATGCTGATGGGAACCCATCTGTTGTGAAGTACAATTGGAAATGTGAAAGGGTTCGTGCTTTTAACAATCGCCTATTTGCTCTTAATATGCGAGAGTCTAATGCATCAGGGGTTACCACTCATTACCCTCTTCGCCTTCGCTGGTCTAACTATGCTAATGAGAATAAGGCACCTACCTTATGGGATGATTTTGCTTACGATAGGTATGTGACTTCAGACTTAGCGGCAAATGTTGTAGGACAAACTGAGGCTCTAGAAAATGGATATGCTGGGTATATAGACTTAGCTGATTCAAACGGAAGTTTAGTTGAAGTTCTTCCTCTTAAGGATTACCTGTTTATCTATACAGAGTTTGAAACTTACATCGGATCCCCAACTAACAACACATATCAGCCTTTAATGTTCAAGAAGCTTTTCAACGATTCTGGAATCTTAGCACCTGAGTGCGTAGTTGAAGTTGAGAGTGGTCATTTTGTGGTTACTCAGAACGATGTTATTCTACACAATGGAGCAACCAAGAAATCTATTGCATCAAACAGGGTTAAGAATCTTCTCATTAATGAGGTGTGCTTAGTAAACCCTTTGGCTACTAAAGTTCATCTTCACCAAGACAAGAAGGAAGTGTGGATTCTTTATGTAGGACCCGGAGAACCTGCTGGGAGCTTTGCTTGTACGAAAGCCGCTGTATGGAACTATGAGTTTGATACGTGGTCTTTCCGTACAATCCCATTCTCTCATTGTATTGGTTTAGTCGATCCTCCTACTTTAGAGAAAGGTCCTACTTGGGTTGATTTCCAAGAGTACACTTGGGATGACCCTTCAATCAGTGAACTTGTGTGGAGAAAGGATTCTACTAACTTCCGTCAGAGAGTTACTGTAGTAGGTTCTTGGATGAAAGGTTTTTACCAAGTGGACATAGGTCCTTATGACTACTCTTATGATAGGCTGAATGATATTGTTGTCAAAAAGCCTCTAGAGATGAGACTGGAAAGAACTGGTATAGATTTTGACAACGTAACTAATGAATGGAATCAAAAGCACATAAACCGATTCCGTCCACAAGTAACAGGGTCAGGTACCTATATATTTCAAGCTGGTGGTAGTCAGTATTCTGATCAGGAAGATAGACATATTCACAGTGAAAAGTCTTATACAATTGGTGTGGACAGACATGTAGGTGTCCGACTGAACCATCCGTATCTATTCTATAATGTTATAGATAATGATGTTAACAGTAATGCAGCTATCAATGGTCTAACTATTGAGTTTGCTGTTGGCGGGCGAAGATAATACTAAGGGAGCTTCGTGCTCCCTTTTCTTGTTTATAAGAAGGAGGTTATATGGGTGCTGGTGGCTTTCGTAAGAATACCGGAAGAAACAACACAACACAACCTTATAGTGTGGGTTTTCTAAACACCTCTGAGAGTGTAGAAACTAATAACGTTGCGATATATGATGAACTTCAGAATATTAGTACTGCAACTAATCAAATGTTCCAAGCTATAGATGAAATTCATGAGGAGATTGATGTTCGTATTAAAGCTCTTCATGCTATGAATTTACAATTCGACGAACTAGAGAATCGTGTTACGACAGAGATTGAGACTGCCATTGCAGATATCATAACACAAATGGGTAATCTATCCACTGATGATATTTGGGATAACTCTGTTCAGCCTCCTGTTAAGTTAGATTCAACTATGTCTGGTATTAAGACTTCTATAGAAGGCAATACAGCATCTATTCAAACTGTCGAAGGCATTGTCAATGATCAAGGACAAGAGATTGCCCTTATTCAGTCTGATTTAACTAACGGGACAGGTAGTGCTTCTCAATATATGAAACTCACTGAATATGAAGCTACTTGGGGAGTAAATTCCACAGTAAATGGAAAGACAGCAGGGGTAAAACTGACAAATAATGGTTCTATAAGCCAATTCCAAGTCACAGCTGATAAGTTTGTGGTATCTGATGGCACATCAGGAAGTACTCCCTTCAAGGTTGAGAATGGAAGGGCTGTTATGGAGTTTGCTGATATTACTAATGTCAATATTACAACAGCTCAAATAGCAACAGCTAGGATTGAATGGGCACAGATTGATAATGTCAGTATAACAAATGCACAAATCACAAGTCTCTCCGCTGATAAGATAACGGCTGGTTCTATGTCAGGAACTAACTGGCGTCTTACAGTTGGTGGTGACTTTGTTTTAGGTGGTACAGGTGGGGCGCAGTTGTGGATGAATGGTAACAGAATAGACTTCTATGATGGAAGTGGTGCTCTGAGAATTAGAATAGGGAGTTGGTAATATGGCATATGGAATATGGTGTCAACCTGTAGGGCCGGGGCCAGCAACCCCCGCTCCCTTGTTTATTGATAGCGGAAGTACTTTCCCTCAGTTCAAGAACAGCATAAGAGGAAGTTTTAACTTTAATGGGGCTGGAAGATCCTTCCCTATTAATGGGTGGGATGGTAGTGGTCAGATAGTTATTGTTCCTACCGGTTCTTTATGTTGGCAGTGGGAAGTCCCTCCTAACTTAGTTCCTGATGTTTATTGTGTGAATAACATCTACGTAGAAAACAACTCCTCTTTTAGAGTTACTCTGAATCAGAACCCTGGCAGTAACCCATTATTCGACTGTGGGTTCAACGTATACCAAATATGGCCTAGAGCAGATAGGAATTATGGAATTACCTTTTCCAATACAGCAGACTACTTCTCAATATCTGATAGTGGGGTCGTCGGTCAATGTATTTGGGCTTGGCAGGGAACTATAGGTAACTCCCTTCAAATACCAAATATTGGTGGTTTTAATATGGCTAATGCTGTTGTGTTTGCCAACTGGTCTGATGGAGGGATAGGACTATCTTACACATCCGATGACAGAATTATTCGCGTCTATCAGAATAGACCTTATGTCAATGGAAACACTAATGAAGGAGGGTCTGTCTTTGCGAGGGTTGCCGTATTCTGTAATGGAGCTGGTGTTCCTGAGCATAATGGAGGTTTGAATATTTACTCTCCGGGTACCACTCAATGCGTCTTCTCTACTAACAGAACACCTTTCACTGTGGATACTTTTATAGGCTCAGGAGGTGGTGACACTGGAATGTCATACCCTATGATACCTCTTACTTCTGGAATAGGTGCAATAAAAGGGCGAGGCAGTGGATGGAGATATCAGCAAATGAGATCTCACACAATGAGTGGTTCTACGATAGGAACTGGCTATGGAAGGTATTTGTTTCAGTGGGATCAAAATTATGACCTAGGAGCTGATACTGTAGTTAATTTATCAGTTCCTGTAATAAATGCAGCTAAGGTTTTTGCTGGACTATAACAAGGAGATATTATGGCAATTAAGATGGGTATTGAAGAACTAGACCCAATGGTTCAACAGGCTTCAAAGAAGTATGGGATTCCTGCTGCTTTGATTCATGCTGTAATCCAAAGAGAGTCTAGTGGTCGTCCTACAGTAGCCTCTGGAACTGGTCCTGTAGGTTTAATGCAAATCAGTAAAGGGTTGGCTAAAGACTATGGTTACAAATTAGAAGACAGACTTGACCCAGCAAAGAATATTGATATGGGTGCTCGTTATATTCGAGATAACTTAAAGGCTTTTAATGGTGATGTTAAGAAAGCAATGGTTGGTTACTCAGAAGGTATCGGCGGAGCTAAGCAAATGTTCGCTGGTAAAAAGGGATTTACACCTCAAGCCCTTGACTCAATGAACAACAAACACTTTCTCCCTTTCTATGGTGATGCAGCTTCTCAGATTGCTAACCCTGTTGGAGCTTTGCAAGCTGTTCAACCAGTCAATCAGTTTAGTCCTGACTTGTTAGATAGAGAGAAGGCCGCACAAGCTCCAACTCAGGCAGAGATTGCTGCTTCTAAGACCGGTGCTTTAGGTGGTAATCCAGTAGAGTTTTACTCTGATGAAGTACAGGAAGGTGAAAACCAGAAACCTCAACAGAACTTTGGTAATGCAGTATTAGGGGTAGCTGCTATGCTTGCTGGTAAACCTCCTACTTCTCAAACAGTTCAGAGGGCGAGTGCACCACATGCAGCAGGTTCTCAGTACAGTCTACAAACACAAGCAGTGCTCAGACGTTTGGCTAGCATTGGTGTAAAGTAATAATCTTTAAGGAGGACTTATGTCTTTATTTGGAAAATCAGCTTCTAGCAAAACCACAGTGGCCCCTTCCTCTCAGGTTGATGCCCTGCTGAAGCAGATTGTTGCTAATGCTCAGAATATGCAGAACAACGATCCGGGATTCATCTCCCAACAGCTGGCTGGGTTCAATGGCAACCAACAGGGTGCTCTGAATAACTTAGCGGCTTCTACAACTCAGAAGCAATTAGCTGATATGTACACTCCTCGTACACAGCAAGGGTTGGACCAATTAAACTCTCTTGCACAACAGTATCAGAATATTGTCAATGGTGGTGGTCTAACTGCTGATGGTGTTAATAACTTCAGTAAAGGATTGAATAGCTCAGCTCTTGCTCAAGCGACTAGTAAGGCAGCTTCCAATGTATCTCTCGGAAATGGTTCTGATTCAGGCTCTCTCCGTAGAGCTGCTGCTCAAGGTGCTGCTTTGAACAGTGCTAATACAAACTTAGCTCGTACTATCAGTGGCAAGAATATGGGAATCAGTGCTCTTCAACAAGACCAAAACTTCCAGAGGGGCTTACTTGGTGCTCAGTCAGGGTTGGCTGGACAGAACCTCAACCTAGGTGCTCAAGGTGTTCAGGCAACTCAACAAGCTATCCAGAATCAACTCATGGCTGGTAATCTACAACAGCAACAAGCTCAAGCTCAAGCTGATATTAATTGGCAGAACGCTATTGGCTCTCAGCAGTATGGGTGGAATCAGCTTAACAACCAACTTAATGTATTAAATAGTGTAAGCCCAATGGCTGGGTACACGATTAAGAATGCTGCTCCGGGGGTTAATACTGGACAACAGCTCCTAGGTGCTGGTATCACTGGATTAGGTATTGCAGGGCGTATGGGTGCTTTCTCTCCTAATCAACAGACTCAGAATGCTTGGAGTTCCTATAACAACTCAGGTGGGCAATCTGGAATGGCTGGACCTATGATTGGAGGTTCTAATCTTTCTCAACAGAGAGGTCAGTCTAACTGGTTATCCACAGCAGGTAGTAATATCTTAGGTGGTGTCTTAGGGGCATTTGGAGCAAACTAAAGGAGAATATCTATGTCACTTTTTGGTGGAGGCGGAAGTAAAACTACTTCCCAAATGATTCGCCCTGAATACATTCAACAGTATATTGACCAGCTTAACCAACAGATTGGTAATACTAGTTCAGGGGATTATGTTTATCGAGATAATGTAGGGTTTAATAACAACCAGACAGAGGCACTTAACAACTTAGCACAATCTGGTGCTCTAGGAACTCTCTCACAGCAATACATGGATGCAGCAGGTCAAGGCTTGGGTTATCTAGATAATGCCTATAAAGGCTATCAGAGCCTATCTGGACAAGGTGGGATTACTGGAGAACAGATTGGTGCTCTCGCTGGTCAACTGTATGATGATGACGCTGTGCAAGCAGCCATTACAGCTAATAATGAACAAGTTCAACAGAACTTGGCACGTAATGCTCTTCCTCAGTTGGCTCAGCAGTATGCTGGTCAGCAAGGTTCAGGTGCTCGTATGGCTAAGTCTTTTGCCCAAGGCGATGCTCTGAATCAGATGCAAGGTCAAGCAACAGATATTACCAACAGTGCCTATAACTCAGCTATTAGTCAAGCTGAAAGCATTCTCTCTGGTAATAGACAGAATCAGGCAGCTGCTCTTTCTGGTCTTTCTAATATTGGTTCTAACCTTTCTAACCTAGGTCAGCAGGGTGCTAATTTGTCTCAACAGCAAATAATGAATCAATGGAATGCAGGGTTGCAGCAACAACAGCAACAACAGAATGAATATGACAATGCCTACCAGAATGCTCAGAACGCAGCTAATTGGGGATGGCAAGATATCAATAACCAACTCGGTGCAGCAGGTGTGCTTAACGGCGCTCTCGGACAAACCACAACTACTAAAACATCTGGTGGCAAAGGTGGTTTCCTTGGTGGAGCTATGAGTGGTGCAGCAGCTGGCTCCTCCTTTGGGCCTTGGGGTGCATTAGCTGGGGGTGTAATCGGTGGGTTGGCTAGTACTTAATTAGGAGATAAATATGCAACAGACAACTTACGCTCAGGTCAGAAGTCGTGACCCGAGAAATACTTTCTATGGTATTAATCCGGGAGCGGCTTCGGCCTCTCCTTATATGGCTAGACCTACTCAGACAGCGGATGTTTCTATGTACCAACGTCCTGCTGTACCTTCATCTCTTGCGGGTCTTGTCTCTCAGGCAGAAGAAGATCAGAATGCTATGGTTAATCCGGGATTCCAGCAACGTCTTATGGAACAGCAGAATCAAGGAACTCCTACAAGTCTTCAGGGTATTGATATTGGAGCACCGGCCCCTGTAGTGGCTAACCCTAACCTATCCACTGATCAAGGTTTACAGGATGCTGGACTTATGCCTAGTGACCCTCTTCCGGTAACACCTCCTACTAAACCATTAGAAGCTGGCCCTATGGAGTTTACTCCTTCTCAAGTGGAACAGGCACAGGGTGTTATTAATACTCTTGCTCAAGGTCAGGATACTGGTGATGGAATGACTGCTGCTACTCGTGCTAAAGATCAGGAACGTGTTAACTCTGATATTGTGCAAGTTGCGAAAGCTAAAGACCCTTCAGAAGCTTGGAACAAACTACAGAAAGAACCATTCTATCAGAACTCTAGCTTCTATACAGGTTTGATGGGTGTAGGTCTTTCAATCATGTCAGGTAAGTCTCCTATCGAAGCTTTCCAGATTGGTCAGGGAATGGCTAATCAAGATGAGACTAAGAAGCAATTGGAAGCTAACCGTGATGCTCTGATTGAACAAGGTTTCTCTCAAGACTCAATCGCAGCTGCTATTGCTAACGGAGACCCATCCCTGCTGAAGATGAAAGCTGTAGACCCTGCTCAGAAAGAGGCGTTGTATGCTGCTCGTGAAGAACGGCAGAATGCTGAATGGGATAGACGTCAACAGATTCAAGAGCAATCTATGCGTGAACGTGCCGAGGAGACTCGTCGTGCCGCTGAAAAGAGGACTGACATGAACTTTGAACGTCAGAAAGAGTTGATTAGTTATCGTGATAAGGTTAAGGCTGAACGTGCTGAACAAGCTGCTCAGAGTTTTAACTTTAACCCGAAAGAAGTTCGTCTTGCTCAGAACACAGCTGAAGGTACGGTTGCTAAGCAGTGGGCAGAGAAAGGTGGTCTGTTTAATCAGTCCAACAAAGACTTGGATTTGGCTGACAAAGCAGTTAAAGAGAAAGACTATCAGACAGCTCGCTCTGCTTACATGCAGGCTATCATGAACTCCGCAAGGGCTGAAATCGGTGCTACTCGTTCTCTTACTGAAGAAGACTTGGGACATTTTGCAGAAGACCCATCAATCTTTGTTCGTGTTGGTAACAAGTTTGCGCTGAAGTCAGGATGGCGTCCTACTGATGCTGCTCTTTCTTATGCTCGTAAGCAGGCTAACGTTGGTCACACCTCTGCAATGAAAGGTGTTTCTGATGCTAAGAAAGCTACTATCGAAGCGTACATCGGTTCTGGTATGGATAAGAAGAGAGCTACTGCATTGGTTAACCGTGCGATTCCTTCTGGTGGTTTCTATGATCCTCTAGGAGTTTTCTCTGAACAAGCGGAAGAATCCGTTGGTGGTGCAGCAACCAATCCTAAGCTTAATGGTGCTTTATCAGCTGTCGAAGATACTAGCTGGTTCGCCCAATAAGACCTAAGTCCTGCCTTCTATAATGTATATAGGGGGTAGGACATTTTTATTTATAAAAGGAGACGTTATGGCTAACATTAAACCGTGGGAAGAAGCTTCCAAAGCTCCTGCGTATCTGAATGCCTCTCCGGAGCAACAAGCTCGAATGAGAGAACAATATAAGGCAGCAGGTGGCTCTATTCCTGAGGAACAGCCAGTAGCACAACCACAACAAGAAGAACGTGGTGCTATAGGTGAGTTTGCTCAAGGTGTGTCAAATGCTCTTCAATCTGGTGGTGCAAATATTGCAGCTAGTGCTGCTAAAGGTATTGGTGGTTTAGTTGAGATTGGTGAGAATCTAGCTGGAACACAAACTAGTTATGGTAAGCGTATCCAAGAGAACTCTCAGAACCTTCTGAAAGAACGTATGGAGAAGATTGAGGACGGGATTGGTAAATCTGCTGGTCAGTACGCTGGAGTGGCTGCCGATATCGGTTTGACTGTTGCTAACCCATTAGCTGCCGCTGCTATCATCGCAGGTCGTGAGACAGGTCGTGCATATGCGGACCAAACCCCTGAAGATGGAGAAGATAAGTCTATCCTAGATGCAGCCTTAGTTGGTGGTGCTAACTATGCGGCTCAGAGAATCCTTCCGGGTGCTGTTGGTACAGCTGAGTCCGCACTTGGACGTATCGGTCAGAACGTTGCTAGTAACGCAGTGGCTGGTGCTAAAGGTGGTGCTCTTGTAGGTGCTGCTGAAGCTCAGAACAAGCATGGCGATGACACAACCT